TCTTTGGCGTGTACTTTGAGTATCTCTTCGCGTCCGTGTACATCGGGTAAAGAAACTTGTATTTTACGATCGAATCTACCGGGTCGTAATAACGCATCGTCGAGTATATCGATACGGTTTGTTGCACCAATAACAACAATTTGAGAAGTGTTATCAAACCCATCCATCTCGGTCAAGAGTTGATTAATTGTTTGTTCGCGTTCGTCATTCGATGCAAACCCATTCATACTCCTTTTCTTACCAATCGCATCAATTTCATCTATAAAAATAATACATGGCTCATTTTCTCGGGCTATTTCAAACACTTCTCTGACCCTTTTTGCACCAACGCCAACGAACATTTCAACAAACGATGATCCTGAACACTGAATAAAAGGAACGGACGATTCACCCGCTATTGCGCGTGCTAAAAGCGTTTTACCCGTACCTGGTTTACCCGTTAATAACGCGCCTTTTGGTATTTTAGCACCCGTACCAAAATATTTTTCAGGTTGTTTGAGAAAATCAACGATTTCTTCGAGTTCGTCTTTCGCACTATCTATACCCTGAACATCCTCAAAACGCGTTGTTATTTGACTTTCCACGTCAATGTCATTTTTCATCATGGAAAATGCACTTTGGCCACCTCCACTAAACATTCTAAAAATTGCAAAGAAACCTATAGTAATGAACATGAATGATACAAAATCGTTAAAAGTTCCACCGATTGGTGTTCTAACTAAATCAAAATCAATTTGACTCTCAGACATGGTTTTCCAAAAATCTTCCGAGGGTGTATAATACGACGTACCCACGGTTCCATTCTTTTCTTCGAAGTATACGATATCACTTTGAGGATTTATTTCCGCTTTAACGATTTCGTTTTTCTTAACACCTTTAATAAAATCACTATACATTCGATGTTCATATTCAGGTTTCTTTTCTATTTTTATAGGTGGGGAACTAAACAATTTTGATACGGTTGATATGGTCCCCATTATACTTAATTGTAAGAATATAATTATAATAATAGGATGTTTATCTATAAATTTTTGTAATTTTTTACGTTTTTTTCTTAAACGTTTACGGAACTGTTTCCAGTTCATCTTATAGTATATTTCTAAATTAAACACGTGTATATCTCGCAAAACTCTCTTTTTCACCTGTATAATATAGCTTATACGATTCAATAATACTTGGTACTTTATATTTATCGGGCATACATGCTGGTATTCTCGTTAGTCCGTGTTTAAAGTCGTGTATTGGGTAATACGCAGTTTCACTCTCACGAAGTTCGAAATGTGAAGGTTTGTTTTTATATAACCAAAGTATATGTTTAGAACACGCGTGTACTTTACCAAACCGTTTAGTATATTCGAGTGCGAGTGACATTCCAATTTCACCCGCAAAATTATAATTGTTTATGTTTGAAGATATCCATAGCGTTGTTGGATGTTTTTTGTGTGCGGCTTTATACCCTCGGCGTGCCCCATTTACCGTATAGGGTGCATTTGATTCCACGTATTCCGTTTGATCGGAGTAAAACCATGCGGTATACATCATTTGACATATTTCGAGTAGAATCTTGATTACGTGTTGATCACAATACATATAAGCAAGCTCTTCGGGGTTCATAGATAAAAAGAAAATATTCATTTTGTAAATTGTTTTTTATTAAAAATTGTGTAACTTAAGTTTTATTCATCTCCTCCATCTGAAATGTATTCTTCTTCTACATTTTCGTCCTCATCCTCGTCTTGTTCTATATCAAGACCATCATCTTCTCCGGGTACATCTTCATCGGGTACATCTTCGTCTTCTTTCATGTTTTCTATTTCCTTTTCCTTTTCAATCGCCCTTTCCTTCTTTTTCTTTCTATTCAAGGAACTCGCGGAAGGTGTATCAAACATCTTCTCTAGTTTTTTCCATTTTACTTCAATGAGTTTTTGTCTTTTTTTATATTTATCGTTCATTGAATCTATAAATTCTTTAGAGTACCCAATCTTTTTTAAAGTTGAGGATAATATTTTAATAGGTGGTGGTTTAGACTTTGAATAATACATTTCATTCAAATGTGTCATTTCGTATAAAAGTTTAACACGGATTTTACCATTCTTCAAAACGTTCAGTTTCACACTTATTGTATCCAAATATTCAATGTGATTTTCTTTGTATACGTTTATCTTTTCTGGTGTAGGTATTTGTTCAACGTATGGTTTTTTAAATGCAATACCCATTTCTTTACAGTTTCTTTCCAAACTTTCCAAATAATCTTTTTTATTTTGAACGTAAAAAGGTTGTCGATCGGGTCCAGGTTTATATTTAGCATTAACAATATCATAAACGAGAGAACCAGGTAAAAGTTGTTTCTGTAGCGGTTTAATTACTTGATTAACTTTTTCATGGCTAAAACAACCGGGTGTTTTTATTTTTTGAAATGTGTCGGGGGATTGAGTAGTCATTTTAACTTACTTTATACTTCTATTTTATTACAACTTAGGTCTAATTCACACTCTAAAATGTGATGGGCTTGAAAATTCTGGAGCGACTCAAATGGGCCCCATAATTCGATAACTTTACGGTTTTTATCATACCACATGTACGATAACTCGAGGTAACGCGTTAACCAATAAAACTTTTTACCGTTCTTACCGATAAACTTGAAAATATCATCCTCGTTATAACATGAAACGTCAAACTGACTGTAATGAGCACTTGGTGGTTTGTATGGGGCCATGGTCTTTTTGGTTTGTCTTACTCTTATTAAGCGTCTCTTGTTTAAGCCTTATATGTTTTTGTGTATAGAGTCCTTTTTTAGCTTTCTTGTCGTTCTTAGTGACACGAGTCTTAAAGGGATCTTTCATACATTACTTTTTATTTTTTTTATTAGAAGACTTAGGTGTTAAAAAAAGTCCTCTTTGTAACTTTGCAATGGATTTGATAAAGTTGGGAGATAAAGTTACTTTGGGTTTTTTCTTCACTGTCTTGTTATTTGACATTTTAGGTGTTGTGGACGATCCACACGAATTTGCAGGTCTCGGTTGTTTTGGCATTTATATAGCCTGTTATTTTTTTATTAAACTGAGTGTATCAAATCATTTTTCCACATATCAATATAATTCGTATTTTCCAATACCTCGAGTTCTTTCATCGTTTTTAATGTATCATCCTTGAGACTTTCTACAGCTTCATGAGTGTACTGATATGTTTTAATGTTTAATAAGTAATCGTACGAATTCTCTATTTTATCGAAAATTGTACTCATTTCACTTTCCAGTTCGGATCTTTTCCTCTTAAAAACTTTCAATTTTTCATGTATAACCATTTCAACAAATTTATACGTATTTTTTAATTTTTTTACTTTCTCTTTCAATGTAGTTACTAAGTGTATTTTTCTTTTCTTATACGTTTTAGTTCGTATATCAACGAAATCCAATAAAATATCTTCCGGTGTTTCGTATTTATGTATACCTTTCGTTGGGTGAAATAAATGCATATTAGACGTATGAAACGATTTTTGTAATTTGAAATCTTTTATAACATCGTCACCGGTATAACCCATAATAACAAAATCAATATCATCTGTTGTACTGTTATTCACGTAGCTTGTAATTTTCTTCTTTTCCACAAGTGTATCGAGGTATTCTTTATAATCTTGTGTCCATCTACATGGAGGTAATTCTGTAATTTTAATAGTATCTCCGTAACGTTTCCAAATACCTTCGGTAACCCAAATAGTATTATCGTTACTAAAAACAGTTCCTTTGAAATTATTAAACCAAGGTTTCATAGGAATGACGTTTTCACCACTTATAACACGTTTTATGTTTGTGCGTATATCAGCCGGGTTAAATGGTGGTATATACGAGCTAAAACCCGTACCTATACCTTCCGTACCGTTTACTAAAACAGTTGGTAAAATAGGAACATAATATTCGGGTTCGATCTGTTTACCATCGTCGTCCATATATTTTAAAACGGGGTCGTCTCTTGGATCAAATATCTTTCTTGCAATTTTTGTAAGTTTTGTAAATATATACCTCGTTTGACTCGCATCTTTACCACCCATCAGTCTTGTACCAAACTGACCACATGGTTCGAGTAAATTAATATTATTCGACCCAACAAAATCGTGTGCCAATTTTACAATCGTATCCGCCAAAGACACTTCACCGTGATGGTACGATGTTTTCTCCGATACATAGGCTGCTAATTGAGCGACCTTCATTTCAGATGTGAGGTTTTTAGAAAAACATGCGTATATAACTTTTCTTTGTGATGGTTTTAAACCATCCGATACGTGTGCAATAGATCTTTTCAGGTCTGCGAGACTGAAATTAACGAGATCTTTATGAATAAAATCGGTTATACCGAGACGTTGAATGTTTCCATAAGGTACCTCGAGTTCCGATACATCTTTTTCTGTACTCTCAAGTAGCCATTTTTTACGTAAATCAGATTTTGATTTATCGAATGCGAGAATGATAGATTCATTCATTTGTGTATCTGTATCAAATTGAACAGTGAGATCTTTTATTTTTTTAAAGTATTCGCGTGCTTCTGCAGATGTAGATGTACCAAGACCTTTGTAATACTTTATTTTCCATGCATTTTTTCCGTTTCCATACCATTGCCTAAAAGTGGAATCTGTGTAAAATGATTTCGTTTCCGAACCCTTGGTGGCTTTGATAATCGGTGTAACCATACTCACGACGAACTTTAAATCAAGTAAACTCGGCCAAAAATAGTGAATCATGTTAAGTATGAGACCCTTGATATGACTTCCGTCGTTATCGGCATCTGTCATGATCATGAGTTTACCGTAACGAAGTTCCGAAAGGGATGTATATACTTTACCTTGTTGAAGACCCAAAATCTTTTTAAGATCATTAAATTCCTTGTTTTCTGTAAGTTGTTTTACACTCGCATCCCTTACATTTTTACATTTACCACGTAAAGGGAAAACGCCATAATGATCACGACCAACAATGGAAAGACCAGCGATTGCAAGTGTTTTTGCGGAATCACCTTCAGTAACAATCAGTGTACACTTACCAGATTGTACGGTACCGGCCTTATTTGCGTCGTCGAGTTTTGGTATACCCGTTATTTTTGATTTACGAACCCCATCCGTTTTTTTTAATTCTTTCATTTCTCGGAACTTTGATAACGCCAATAACTCCGATTGAATGTTCGTTTTCAAAATATTCTTAATGAGCGATTTCGGTGGTTCAAACTTACTCCCAAAATCCTGTAATTTTAAGGTACACTCAGATTTAACTTGGCTACTAAAACTTGGATTAACAAGTGTAGCCTTTACAAAAACGAAAAAGGCATTTTTAACCTGTTGTGGTCTCAGTTTTATCTTCTTCGCCATATCCTCGATAACACCGTTTGCGAGTATATTTGAAACATGATCTACATGAGATCCTCCTTTTGTTGTACAAATACCATTTACGAAAGATACTTGTTCGAAACCATCATCTGACGGCGCAATACATACCGACCATCTATCACTTACAAATGTACACATTTCATCAGATTTGGTATACATTTTTGCATACGAATTGAATGTACATTTCGGTAAAGGTTCGTTTTGAAACTTTACTTTACAGTTTGGTGATGTGCATATATTTGCATCAAAAACTCGTTTTTCAAATATTTTGTATATAGAATCGTCCATTTTCGTCATCCCGAATCTTTTCCAATCTGGAATAAATGACACAGATACGCTCGACGACGTACCAGAATACTTTTTTATGTTAGGTTGAACACATTTTTTCATATTGTCACTCCATTGCTGTGTATATACACACTTATTTTCACCGTCTTTTATCCTAACTGAAAACTTAGACGAATACACATTCGTGAGTTTAGCACCGTACCCATTACGTCCACCGACGAGGCGTTTTTGTGTATCGTCGTAATTTGTACTCGTGAGTAAATGACCAAATGTTAGTTCAGGAGTCCATAATCCTTCTTTTTCGTGCATTTTAACGGCTATACCACCAAGTGGTCCGTTATTTTCAATACTTATTTCACCGCTCAATTTATCAATAGAAACGCTTAACGCGGTTACGCTTTTAGGATACATAGAATTACGATCGATAGCATTTACTAAAATTTCATCGAATATTTTTAAAAGTGCGGGTGAATAGACAGCCGTTTTCTTCTCAAATACACCATTTTCGTGAATCCAGTAGGGTTCGGCAACACGTGATACGGGTCCAACGTATGAATCCGGTCGTTTTAGTATATGTTCAACGTGTGTAAGTTTTTGTATACTTTCACCCATTATTGTCTATTTTATTATACACGATCCTTCTACTTAAGTTAGTTTTGTATTCAATAATATAAATACGGTAAGTTCGTAATTAGATTATTGGTGTGTTTATTTTTTATTTTGATTTGAATTATTTTTTAATATTATTAAATTCTTTCAGTACACTTTTACCTTCCTGTATTTCTGTCTCTATTTCTTCAATTCTTGTATTTATATTCTTAAGAATTAATTTATATTTTTTACGCTTTTCTATACCAATTTGACGGTTTTTCTCTAACCCATATATTTTATTTTTAATTTTAGCGTACATTTGATCATTCGTCATATTATTTCCAGTTGCATTTTTAAAATTTAATTTTCTTTTCGTGGAATTGGACATATACTATATATAAATAATATAAGTACGGCAAGTTCGTAATTAGATTATTGATTGTTTAATATTTTATTTTTCCCGATATTTTACTTACCGGCGCACATTGCACAATATTCTTCCTTTTCTGGAACGATTCTAGGTCTTGTATACATGTAAATGGCAACGGCAATAATTGAAGCGAATATTATTCTTTGTGAATTCATTTTATTATTAATCAATATTATAATTCATCTACGAGACTAACTTCCGACCCGGAATCATCATCTGTATCACTTGGTAAAACATATTCTGTATCAGACAGATCTATCATTTCGTATAAGCCGGTTTTCGTCATTTCGTATAAGCCAGTTTGTTCCAAATCTTTTGTATCATAAAATCCAGAAACGCTATCCTTAGGTATACACTCTAACTCCTGATCAAAATCCCATAAACCATCGCCGACGTGTTCAAGTACAGCAACTTGAAATTCAGTGTCCATATCTTTTATAATTTTTCCTATACATATCATACCATCTTCAAATTCGATGTCAATGATCTGGTTTTCCATTTTATAAACACAAGTTTTAATTCTTAAAGTATATTAAATGAATAACATACTAAGAGATCGGGTTATAAGTGAAAAAGATGCAGTTATGTTTGATATAGATGATACTCTTATTTTTACAAATGGTGTGGCTAATACACCGATGATTAAATTATTATATTACGCAATGAATTTAGGATATAAAATTGTTATTATAACAGCTAGACCTAATAGTATAATTACATCAGCATTTACAAAATGGCAATTAAAAAGATATCGTATACCCTATCATATTCTTATAATAACACCTGCACATAATAAAGGTAATGTAAAAGCTAAATCTGGTTTAAACTATATATTATCAGTTGGTGATCAACCAACGGATCTTACACACTCCCAGTACGCCATAAAAATAGAAGGTTAAGTCTTCCATCTTCTATCACACGTGTGACACGTGACAAATACAGTCATGGGTTCATCGGCACTTCGAGTTTGCATTTGGTAAAAAGTAGTTTTATACCCTCTACATTTACCACATTTAAATAGACCCTTGTAATCTTTATCATGCATATAATTAGCCGCGTGTTGTTTTTTCATTTCTGTTACCGCTATTTGTTCTGCCATTTTCGCGTGAGGTCCTTCAGGCCACAGAGCCTGTGGTGATAAATTAATAACAGTAGACGTTTTAAGTTCACCTTCCAAAATTTTATATTTTAACATTGGTGATTTTTTTAGATTATACATAATACTTAAAAATTTTTGTTTATATCGCTGAACGTGATTACTATTATTAGACGCAGGTGTATCTCCGCATTCTTTTGTTCTTATATACGCCCAATTTGATGTATGTTTTTCTAAGTTTTGAACTATAGCGTTTTCAATCGGTATACCCAGTATTTCTGAGTATTTTTCTTTTGCATATTCCCTAGATAACATCTTTTACTTTATAGTCTATTATTTTCTACTTAGGTGTTCCATTTCAGGTTTCTTACAATCAGAAAATGATTCTGGGGAGCACATGTTAAACGGATCGGAAGTAGTAATTGGTTTATTACGAGTTTGTACCCAAGGTGTATCAAGAACTATATTTTGATACAGTTCAGTTTCTTTTAATATAATATAAACGATTATGAAAGCTATAAATATTTTGATAGTGTTGTTCATTTATTAAAAGCAATTTTTTTATTCCAGTAAAATAGGATGACACGTGCTGTTTTAATAAACGAAAAACGTAACGATATATATGAAATAGATATTGACATATCTCCTTCTAAAAACGAAATTTTCAAATTGTTGAAAGGGAAAGCGAGCTTTCTAGGACAATGGCCTGAAGAACAGGTTGTTATCGTAAAAACTGAACCAGACGAATCTTTTACTAAATTAAATTTAAATTTAAATAGATTACCTAGACCGTTTACAAATATGGAAGTTTTAGGAAGAATACTTCTAATTCGAATGGATGATAACGCAGACCCTCAAAATTTTACATTAAAAGAATATCATAAAATGGCTAAGTATACTCACCCAAGAACGCGCTCTTCATCGATGTTAATTAGTAGACCATTAAGTAGGAATATAAGCTGTTCCTCGGAGTACGGCTTGTGAGTATTTCATACACAATTGGAAATGTGACTGTGCCCAATCAATCGGATTGTCCATTTTAATACCAAGTGGGTTTTCATTTACAGTTTTCATTAAATCCTTGGATTTACTAAGATCTCCCATTTCAACCATAGTTTTATCTATATTTTGTAACCATAACACGTGTTTTTCATTTTTAGGATCGAATTCTTTTACAAACGACATTTATATTATATACTCACACATTCTTTAACCTTGTATCTAATCTTGATTTATAATATCTCTCGTTTATTTCACCGTCTATTTTCTGACCAGATAATGATATTTGAAGTAAATCGTCCTTGTATCCGAAAGTATGGCAATAAAAATAACAAACACCCGTTCCGGTTGACATTTCGTCGAGTTGACTCTTTACCATTTCTTCAGTGAAAATGTATTCTGATATGTTTTCGGGTGTCCTTTTCTTAAAATTTATATTAGGGTTTATTCGAGAAACAGGTTGTTCCAAATTCATGTCTGGCCATACGCCATAGCTTGAACGGTATTTACTCATATAGTCTATACATTCATTAGCAATAATTTTTCTACTAAAACAAATTATACGTGGTTTACCGTCTGGGTCAGTAATTGTTGTATATCCGCCTCTTATAACACCTATAAAATAAAACTTCATATTACATTATACCAATATATCTTTATACTTCATCAAAAGATTTGCTTGTTTCAGGTGTATTTTCAAGTGACCTCATTAACATATTTCGTGATATATCCATGTTTTTCTTGCGCATTTTTATCCCCAACTTTTCGCCATTTGTTTCAGTTGTTTGTGATAACCATCGTTTTAATAACCCTTCTCTATTTTCCATAACACGTGATGCGATATTTGTTTTACCGTTTTCATATAGAGCCTCTATAAAAGCGTCACCGGAACTTGGATTATGTTCATTTGAGAAATCACATAACCAATTGAATTCACTTTTCATGGGTGACCTATCCATTTCGTATACCTGTGCTAATGTATATTGTGTAGAACGAAACGTAAAATATTTTACAAGTACAGTATCAACGTCATCAAATGTTTGGTCGGAATAATCATTACCGGAAACACATCGGGTTAATATACGATTTCTACATTTTTTTACAGGTTTAATTACAAATACAGGTTTTACAGTGTGTGTTATCATCTTATTATCTATATAGAAAAAAAACCTTAAGTTAATTTATACAGATGAACTTTCCCAAAACACCCGGTCAATGCGAATATCTAAGGGTTATACAGTCTCCTAAACCTATTGTAATCGCAACAGGTCCAGCAGGTTCTGGTAAAACTATGTTTGGGTGTCAGGTCGCAGCAGAAAAATTAGCAAACAAAGAGTGTAAACGTCTTATACTTACACGACCTATAGTTGCCGCGGATGAAGATATGGGATATCTACCCGGTGAAATGGAACGAAAGATGGAACCGTGGATAAGACCTATGATGGATGTTTTTGAAAACTATCTTACACGTAACCAACTTGAAAAACATGTGTGTGTAGAACCATTAGGGTTTATGAGAGGTCGGACGTTTAACGATTCTTTTATAATTGCAGATGAAATGCAAAATAGTACACCTAACCAAATGAAAATGCTTTTAACGAGATTGGGTGATAATTCAAAATTAATTGTTATGGGTGACCTGAAACAAAGTGATTTAGGTCCAAGAAATGGCCTCGCTGATGTTGTTAAACGAATAAAGGGGCTGGATTTAGAATATATCGAACATGTCATCATGGACGATGAAGACATCTTGCGACACCCAGCGGTTGCTGAGATTTTGAAATTATATTAAGATTTAACTACATTATTTTTTAAATTTTTAATCCGTTTCTGGACTTCGTTTACTTTTTTTCCATATTCAATAAATTCATCTTTATAAAGTATTGCCCAATCATTCATCTGTTTCAGTACCTTTTTGTTATGAGAATACCATACTATTACCTCTTTACTTATTTTATCACATGCTGTGTATTCATCCATAATAGATTTTGAACATTCTCGACCCAACTGACAATACTTTAAAATATCTTCGAGTTCAGCCATATTATCAGTATTAGACGTACTAAGACCATCAATGTGTTCTATTTCTGTCCCGAGCATTACATTATCGTGATATTATTTTTTTACAATTTCGTAAACATTTGTCACGTAATCTTGATCACAAAACCATATTTTATCAGATTCTGCTGTTATTAAGTATTTCTTACCGTTTATTTCAATAACACTAGTCGGATCACATATATTTTTTGAGTTAATCGGTTGTTCTACATTTTCAATCACTATCAATGGTTTACCATATTGAAATTTAACTATCCATTTATATATATCGTGTTTTACGACTCCGTCGTCTTCTATATATGTTCTGTGTCCATATCCATAATACTCGTTTTCGTTTAATTTATATGCAGGTGTGCCACCTCTATATTCAAGGTTATGATGACGTTTATCATCTAATACTTCTACCTTTTTTATTTCACCGTTATTCATATCTAAAGTATATAAATGAAATGGTTTGATATAGTGTATAAAATATAATTTATCGTCGTGTTCGATAAAAGATAAGTTTTTACCACTCGCGTTAATTTTAAAGTACTTTTTCGTTTCATAATCTATCAAATGCATATCGTTAAAATAATTATCTAAAATGTATAGTCTACCTTTATAAGTAAAACACCTTGGATCTTCACCCCTAAATAATACACTTTTATCTTCTATAATGTCGAGATTGTTACTCAATTTAACCTGTTTAACGACTCTTTCCTCTCCGTAATATCTTCTACCAAAACCCAAAATTTCATTTTTATAGTGAATAAGTGAATAAAAAATAGAATTTTTAAGGGTGTGTATTCTTTTAACATAAATAAATTTCTCACTCATTATCTAACTATATACGTTTTAATATCTTTAAACTTTATTTACATTAATTGATCGTATAAATTTTCTTTGGACGGAGGAAATATAGTAGTACCGTTTCCATCTTCACCGTCGTCTTGCCATCTACTTTCCTGTTTTTCCATAGATTTAATATGCCATAATGCAAGTTCAGGTTTAGCAACTATACCTTGTACCTTATTAGACCCAGTTAATTTAGAATGTAATTCATCTGTCCATGTTATATCTTCGCAGTTTTTGTATAGTCGACCTTGATAATCCGGCCAGTTAATCCACCCAGCTTCATTTATATTGAATTTATAATAATCGATAAAACTCTGAGTTATACCCGGGTGAATGTTAATTCTCGGTATGAAGAATATTTCGGCTTCAGTTTCCGTTATAATATTTTTAAGATTTCTTATTAATTTTTCTTGTGGTATCTCATCGGCGTCAATCTGAAATATATATTCACCCGTAGAGACTTCCTTATGATAACAGGCGTTTTTATAAAACGTATCGAAAGGTCTTTCAAAAACTGAAATTTTTTCCTTAAAATGATCTATAACCTTATCGACCTTATCAGTTTTGTGTAAACTATCAACAATAATTTGAATAATATCCTCTTCGTCGATGACCTTTAATAAAAAATTTATGAGAGAATATAATTCTCTCGATTCATTACACACTTGAATACTATAAGTAATCTTCATATACTTAATATCATTTCATTTCTTTAACAGAATAAACTCCAATTATTACTGTTATACCTTACAGATTCTTCTATTTGAGATAAATCATTTCTAATATCAGATACATAAGGTTCGTCAAGTTCTTTTTTATTTATAATCTCGTACGTCGCTCCAAATTTTTTAGCCCATTCAGATAATTTAAAACATTCCGAGTATACCAAGTTACATTGTTTAGCTATTCTAAAACCGTCTATATATTCTCTAACGACTTTCATCACATCTTTTATATGAATAAAATCAAAATATTTATCCTTTTCTATGATAACGCGTCCTTTATCTTTACATATGGCACTAAAACGCGTTGATAATTCACCCGGTCCGTAGCACCCCCATATTCTTAAACTATATGCGTTGGGTATTTGTGTAATACGTTTATCTATTATCCATTTAGAGAGACCATATGGATCTGTGGGTGGGTTACCGTTGAAAACCGCGCCACTCGAAAAGTATATGAGTTTACCGTTAAAAAAACGCGATACATTTTCAAACATGAGTATATTCTCTTTTAAAACGTCACTTGAATCTTCTTTTAAACGACTACCACCAACAACCGCGCAGTGTATTATAACACTAAATTTGTACCTATGGAAAAACTTTTCTACAGATACTGGATTTAATAAATCAACTTCTTCACGTGTTATAGGAATCCATTTGTTGTATTCCAGAAAATATCTACCTAGAAATCCATTACAACCTAAAACACCTACTTTCATTTTAATAATATAGTTAAAGATTTTTTAAGTACATTAAGCAATGATCGAATATAACGATCTTACCATAAGAGATGGGTGTCATGCTATATCACATAATCTTACACGTGATATGATAAAAAAACAATGCGAGTTTGTAGAAAAAACTAATATACCTGTTATGGAAATAGGTCATGGTAACGGTCTAGGTGCTTCATCAATATCGATAGGTGAATCTACATTATCGGATACGGAAATGATAACATTAGCAAGAAGTTATCTTAAAAATACAAAACTCTCTGTACACGTTATTCCAGGTATAGCTACTATAAACAGGGATATAAACCCCGCGATAGAAAATGGAGTTGATATTTTTAGAATAGCGTCCCATTGTACCGAAGCATCCATGACAAAATCTCATATAGAATATATCAAAAGTAAAAACAAAACAGTATACGGTGCGTTAATGATGTGTGCTACCTGTTCTTTAGATACGTTATTTAGCGAAGTTGAAAAATTAAAATCATATGGCGCAGATGCAGTAATTATAATGGATTCTACGGGCTCTTTTTTACCGGAACAAGTCAAAGAATGTTTTATAAAATTATCAGAAATTGATATAAAATTAGGATTCCATGCTCATAACAATTTATCTTTAGCTGTAGCAAATTCATTAATAGCTATACAACATGGCGCGAGTATAATAGATGTTACCGTTAATGGTTTTGGTGCCGGTGCTGGAAATACACCTTTAGAAATAATGACCGCAATTCATTCATCCAATAACATAAATGTAATGGATCATATAGAAAAATTAGAATATAAATCTCCAAAAATAAAGTTAATAAACATACTAACTGCTAAAAATAATTTACATTCAGTATTCGAAAAGGAAATTTTATATTCAGCAAAAAAATACAATATAAAAATACCCAATTTAGTAAAAGAACTAGGAAATAGAAAACTTGTAGCAGGTCAGGAAGACCTTGTTAGGGTTATTGCTTCTCAGATGGTCGAATAATTAATTGAGATTTTTTAGATATATCATTTTTCATTATTCGTTTAATATCATCCATTTGTAATATTGGTGACATTTCCTCCAACGGTGGTGCAAACATACACCCATCCTTTTGAACTACACCTTTTACCTTAGGTATAAATTCTTGTTCGGGTGGCATATATATTTCACATATAGAAGGTCCTTTATAATTCATGAAACGAGGAAAATAAAAATCAAACTCGCTCCATGTTTTTATTCTAAAATTTTCATAACCAAATGCTGTCGCAACTTTTACATAATCTGGTAAAACTATACCACTGTTTTTATCAACTGCGCTATAATTACCTTTGAATAACATTTTTTGTGTGTGTTTAATCATAAGATATCCATCGTTATTAAATATAACTATTTTTATGGGTAAATTATGTTGAATTATAGTTTGTAATTCTTGAATATTCATCATCATACCACCGTCACAATTTAAACATAAAACTTCTCTCCCATTTCCAGCTATAGCAGCGCCAAGAGCACCTGGAAGTCCATAACCCATTTCACCTAACCCATACGAAGAAAACATAGTCATGTCATCTTTAAGTCTTATAGACTGGTGACCAGATAGTAAAGCCGTACCCATATCAGTGACTATAATTTGGTCGCTTTTTAAATAATCAGAAATTCTATCAATTAATTTATAAGAATTTGGGAATACGTCGTCTACGTGATAATTATCAACTATAGGAAACTCTTTACGAATATTTATACACTCATTTAACCAATCGTTATTAAATACCTTCTCGACGACAAACATTTTTTTAATAAAACTTTCACAATTTGCTTTTATTGGAAAATCAACAAACTCCTTGAATTCGGTCTCATCCACATCGACCATTACTATCTTCGCATTTCTCGCAACTTCATTTAAATCGTATCCGGTTTGAGGTATAGTCATTCTTGAACCAATCGTTATAAGAAGATCACATTTTTGAAAAATAAAATTAGATGAACGTTGACCGTATATACCCGGACTTCCAAAAAATAATTTATGACCATGATCTAGTATATCTATACCTGACCACGTAAGTAATACAGGTATATTAAGTTTCTCTATACACGACTTAAATAAATCTATACATTTAGAAAGTTTTATACCATGACCACCTAAAATAATAGGTCTTTTTGCGTTTTCCATAAGGTCATAAACATTTTTCATGTCTTTATCACTTGGTTCAAGTATTTCAAAGTTAATAGAATTCCACTCTCGTTGAACAATTCTTTTAGATTGTATGTCAAATGGTATATCCAACCAAACGGGACCCTTTCTATCTTGTAATGATATCTTATACGCATTTTCCAATTCATCTTGAATTCTATCAGAATCAACAAGTTTCGCGTATTTTGTCGTTTTAGAAACCATGTGAACAATATCAAGTCCTTGAGTTCCATACATTCTTCTATTTGTATGATTTTTCACATATTCTAACTTTTCTTGACCAGATATTATAATTGCTGGTATAGAATCAGCCCATAAACTAACAACACCAGTTATAGAATTTGTCACTCCACCACCAGCAGTAACAAGAGCAACAGCTAATTTACCAGACGTTCTATAATACCCACCGGCAGCCAATAAAGCAGCTTGTTCGTTATGTGTATTTATAATAGTAATACCAGAATTGACGCATGAATCATAAATATGTGAATTAGCCGAACCTATTATTCCAAATATAGTGTTAATGTTTTTGTCTTGTAAAAACGATACAATCACGTCACTAACTTTAATATCCATTAATTCATTATAAAATCACTTCTTTAAACATCTAGAATTCTTTCATAAACATTTTTACGAATGTCTACTTTATCACTACGAATATGAAATATTTTTTTAGATACCTCTATTGCTGCGCAATTAATAACATCTAAATTTCCCGCATATTTAGATAAATAATCTTCAGAACCATATACTTTCACGGAAACCATAACAATGTTATCTTTTATATATATAGGTCTTACATCACTTGTGTAACCATTGATATATTTTTGCGTTTTTTTAATAAACAAATCATAATCTTCGAAAATAACTTTTTGATTCGTCTTTATAAAAATAGTTGTTTGCATTACAGTTTTTGGGAATGGGTTAACATTCAATATAACTTTACACTTATTTATACCAATAAGTGTTTGTATAGCACTTTCAGTGGTCTCTATATATTTATCTATATTGATCCGCGTTGCCATACCAGCGGTATCTGAAGATATCTGTGACACTACTTCTGCGTATGATATATTACATTTTGATTTAAGATACTTCAACAATGGTAAAGAAACTTGCCCACCGCATGTAACCATATTAACATTATCAATATTATGTAAACAATCGCAATTAATATTAGGAACACATAATCTACCTATTTTAGAGGGTGTCAAATCTATTGTGTATATCCCTTGTTTTCTAAACACTTTTGAGTTTTCCCTCGCCGAATACGCGTCTGTACAATCGAATACAATATCACAAGATTTCGGATTATCTATAAAAAAATTAATACCATTCGAATAATATGTAACATTTGTAGGTATATTTTTAATAACATCACGACGACCAACAAACGCCACAATTTCATATTCAGGTATTTTTAGTATCTTATAAAGCAAATCTGTACCAATTTTACCTGTACCTAATATAGAAACCTTCATCTATCATTTATATAAAGAATACAATTGTTTTCTTTATATAATGACTAAAAAAATATGGTATGCCCCTAATAAATTCGAGTCGTATGGCGAAGAAGAAATTAAGGCCGTAGAAGAGTGTCTCCGTGACGGCTGGTTAGCAGGGTTTGGTAAACGGTCCGAAGAATTTGAAAAGAGAACTGCATTACTCTTCGGTAAAAAAATGGGTCTTTTCGTAAACTCAGGGAGTAGTGCTATTTTACTCGCACTCGCTGCACTCGATCTCCCAAAAGGTTCGGAGGTCGTTACACCCGCGTGTGGTTTTGCGACGACAGTCGCACCCATTTTACAACTCGGTCTTGTACCGAAATTTTGTGATGTTGAATTAACAACATACGTACCGGCGCCTTGGCAGGTAGTATCCGCCGTAACGCATAGAACTAAGTGTGTTCTGATACCAAACCTTATAGGTAACGTACCCGATTGGGAAGGTATTAGATCAGTTTGTCCCGGTATACCACTTATTGAAGACTCTGCAGATACAATCACGCGGACCGAGTGTACGCACATAAGTACGACGAGTTTCTATGCGAGTCATGTTATTACCGCAGGTGGTGTTGGTGGTATGGTCATGTTCAATAACGTAGAACAGTATAAACGTGCACTCATGTTCCGAGATTGGGGACGTATAGGAGATAACATAGAAGAACCTTCAGAAAGGTTTAACCATTCAGTTGATGGTATCCCATACGATTGGAAGTTTCTATACGGTGTTGCTGGGTATCATTTAAAAGCGTGTGAAATGAATGCCGCGTTCGGTCTCGTACAACTCGATAAACTCGAAGGGTTCTTAAAAATCAGGCGACAATTAATAGAAAGGTACCTAGAAAACTTAAAAGAGTGTTCGTATTATACATTACCTGACGATTCCAAAACCCCAAATTGGCTTGCCATACCCCTTCAGTGTGATGATCGTCTCGGTGTTGTAAAGTATCTCGAAGAAAACGATGTTCAAACGCGTGTTACATTCGCAGGTAATATTACAAGACATCCAGCTTTCAGGGAATTCAAACAGGAATTTGATAACGCAGATACTATTATGAAAAATGGGTTTCTGTTAGGTGCACACCATGGTATGACACTTGACGATGTTGATCGTGTGTGTAATTTACTTAAAAATTTTGCCAAAGGTAAATAAATGACTAACGTTCTAGTTACGGGTGGTTGTGGATTTATAGGGTCAAATTTCATCAATATTATGAAAGAAAGATACCCCGAAATAAAATTTGTAAATTTGGACAAACTTGATTATTGTTCGAATTTATATAACGTAAACCCGGGTGTATCAACATTCGTTAAAGGTGATATACGTGACAATAATTTAATTGGGTATCTAATCAAACAATACGATTTTGATGCCGTTTTTCACTTTGCGGCGATGAGTCATGTAGATAACTCATTCAACGATCCAAAGAATTTTACATTAAATAATACGTACGGTACGCATGTTCTTTTGGATAAGTTTAGAGAAATCAAACCAAACGTAGAATTTATCCATTTTAGTACGGACGAAGTTTATGGAGAATCAAATACAGATGTTCCATTTACAGAAGATGTAGGGGTTTTAAAACCAACAAATCCGTACTCGGCATCAAAAGCCGCCGCAGAAATGATAGTTCAGTCATATATTGACTCGTATAAAATGAATATCAAAACGATACGGTGTAATAACGTATACGGACCAAACCAGTACCCAGAAAAACTTATACCTAAGTTCAAACAAGCTTTACGTAACGGTGAAATGTGTACTATACATGGTTTTAAGAGTGCTAATATTAAACGTGCATTCATGCACGTTAACGATGTTGTAGACGCGGTTGAAATTGTTTGGAAACGTGGTAGTCCGGGAGAAATATATAATATTGCGTCAGATGATGAAATAACTGTATTGGATGTTACAAAACTTATAATTAAGCTAAACAAAAATACAGAAGAGTACCATAGATGGATCAAATATATAGACGATCGTCCGTTTAACGATTCTCGATATTACATATCATCGGATAAACTTAAGTCTCTAGGGTGGTCACAAAAGAAGACGAGAGACGATCTTATTAATTTTCTAGGACAATAGTATAAAAAATGGAATTGCGCCCTTCTTTAAAAATCGCTCTCATAATATCGTATGTTCTAATCGCATCGATAGGCATAAATACGTTCCAAAATTGTACAGATGTACAGGAGAGTCAAAAATGGAAAAATATTAAGATGTTTCTCAGTCACACGTTAACTATCGCGATCGTCGTACCAATCATATTAAAATTGAAAGATACCGATTTTCTCAGTGGTGATAACATGTTCATCTTATACGGTATATTTGGTTTCCTCGCGGCTGCTATGTCGTTAGGAATGGCGAATGATAGTAAGTGTAAAGATAAGGGATACGTTGGGACGAGTTCAGTAGCACTTGTGTCTTATTTACTCGTAAATGCATTTTTGATATATAAAATGATAGATATGGGTAACAGTAACGGTGTATCCGTACCAAACGTATCAGTGGCTCCAGTTATGAATAATATCAAAAACGGAGTTCCAGCCCCAAATTTAAAGTAATTTTTCGTATTTTTTTAAAAATAATACACATTAAATGGAACTACACGAGTCTATTCATTTAATGTTTATCCTCTTGGCCCACGTGATGCGTGGGGCAGGAACATTTAGTTTAGAAGAAAAAATAAAAATGATTCAGTTTGTTGGGTATATAATACAAAATACTAATATACCTCTATTAAACACCGGCGATAGCTGCGGTGACCAAACCTGTGAAACAAACCATTGCAACACGCCCCGTATTAATTAACGCAAAAGTTTCAAAATCATCGTCGGATAACTTACCAATCGCATTCGTCATTGTACCTATGGATATAAGAGAGGCACCTAGACCCATTATAGAAAATGGTAAATAGTGTGTTTGTTCGATAACGTTTAAACCCGTGAGTCCCCAATTACCCGCACCCAAAATAGTACCATACATAGCTGCGCGTCCATTAATAGCTTCGATGTATTTCCAATTAATACCAGTGTCGTCTTTAGATGCACGCGTTACTGTTTTACTAACTCGTTTTCTGTATAGTTTTGGTGAAATTGATACGGTATTTAATCGCGGTGAAGTAATAGTTTTCATTTATATAGAAGGAGATTTTTCTTTTTTAGATTTTCTTTCCTTCAATAACCTTTTTAATATGTATAAACCCAAAAACAAACCGGCTGTGGAATACATGACGGAAAAGTTAGCACCTTTTCTATACTGGTATATTATCCAAAGTGTACTGGCAAGAATACCAGCTAAAACGTACTCCAGACTATAATAAGATATATCTTTGGTATTTATGAGTTTATTCGTGAGCATCATCATTTGTGCCAAACCTATAGTTATGGCAATAAAAGCGATATTATCGTCAGTGTTCATTATAATAGTTAAAGAAATTATTTTATAAACTAGTATATAATAATGTCAGCTACCCCGGAAAAAATTGTCGCAAACTATGATTCGAAATCCAAACAGTCTAAACAAGTCGCCTTAGAAATGAAGAAAATTGTTGAAAGGTATAAAGGTAAACGTATCACGAAAGAAAACGTGTGTATTCTGGTTTCGACGCTCATGCTCCAAGCAAATAATCTCAAAAAAATAACTGGTCCTGATAAGAAGGAACTCGTACAAGATTTGATTTTTTCAATCATTGAACAGATCGATGAAGGTGATACCGATACCGAATTTGAAACACTTCTCAAAGCGATGGTTCCTAGTATGATCGATAGTTTTGCTCTCATGTTAAAAACGAGTGCGGGATGTAAAAAAATGTTCAAATGTTTGGGTGCCTAAACAATTAACATAAAGTTTTTACGCGTATACTAAACATAATGAAATTCCCAACTTTAGAAACAATGGTTATATATGGGATATCAACAATAAGAGATTTGATATTATACTCAGAAAATAAGCTCGTTAGACGCAAAGTTCGGATACTTAATGAGTGTGATCATTGTTCTTTCGTGTATAGTGGAAGAGTGTGTAATAACTGTAACGATATTAAAAATAATTCGCTTGTATAAACAAATGTCATACACAACCGTGACTACTTATACAACCAAATTAAACATCGAGTCGAAAAGTGATTCTACCTGTTGTGCCGAAAGACGACTCATAAAAAACTTAAAACGTGATTTTTTAAAAAGGGGGTATAAAAGTCATCAGTTTTCGTCATGGGTGAATAGAAAACATGGTACATTAGTGATATCTCGTGAAACCAGTTATGGTGACGGTATATCGCTACCGTGTGTTTTATGTAGAAAAATGATAGAGAAATATAATTTTAAATGGATCGCACATGATGGAGAAAGATGGATACATTCATGTCGATCAATTGATATTCCAAAATCACGTCCTACAAATAAACAAGTACGTGTTCTAGGTTTTGGTTTTGATAACTAAACCCAAAACCGATTCTAAATTATTCTCGTTTCGTTTGAGTGGCTTAGCGCGCTTCAAACGTAGCGTCTCGTTTTTACCCGTAGAACTCGTAATATCACTCAGTTTCTTAGTACTTGGTGCTATAGGTACATTTATTTCGGGTATGGGTTCCGTTTTTATTTCTTTAGGTTCTTCCTTATCAACTACATTATTCGCCCTAAATTGATCTATTGTTAAGTCGCCACCGAAAACGTCTAATCTTTGTCTATGGGGTGCACGTTTTATAGTTCCTATCTTGTTAAAAAGTTTACGACGCATCATCACGATATTACCACATATAAGTCCTCCTCGGTTACACCCGTATTTGTCTATAGCGTACATTTTCATACAACTCCACGAACAAAAGTTACCGGACGTATGAAATTTATTACGACGTTCGTCATGTTTATAGGGCATTTGTAAAGGCGTACCTTCGAATGGGTGGCAGCACCACCAACACCACACATTCATATAAACATAAGGAATGTTTTTTCTTTAAGTATTATTCAGTTTATCTTCGTCTACCACCACCCCCTTTTTTTGACATTACTACAATTATTATTATTAATATCAAACACGATATACTCGATACAATAGCTCCACCACCACCACCGATCAGGAGTTTCTTATTCGTTTTCTTAGCTTCCTCGTCCTCGTCTTCTTTCTGTTTCTTCATATCAGCTACGGTCTTTTCCAAGTCGGATGTTTGTGTTGTTGATAATGGTACACTAGTCGAACCACCGGATCCACTCGCATCACCTGATTCACCGTCAGTTACACCACTCGTCGAATCGATATTACACGCGGCGTTAACTTCATCGTTTGCTTCTCCAATCTCTATTGACATTACACACGCATTAATTGTACCATCACACCCATCGTCATGTCCCGGTGGTTGATAAACATTTGATCCTGTACATGCATCCCCACATGGTAAATATACGTTTGGATCGGGTATATTAAACCCAATGTACTTATCGTAAACCTCTTTTGCCTTTGCACACCCCACCGATGTTGGTCTATTGGCACAAACCGTTTCGTAGTTTACGACGTTATAACACTTACAAAACTCTTTATCGGGGTTGTTTTTACAGTAGTTTTCAGAAAGTTCATTGTAAAGAGTTGGTCCCAGACTGTTTGATTCTTTTGTACATAAACTAGATTTTGTTTCTATATTATCACCTGATTCACAATATACTTTTGCTAGTGCCTTTGCATCAGAAAACCCTCTACACGTACTATCACTACCACTACCCGACGTTACTTTATCATCTAATCTATCGGCTCTATCACAATAGCCATCAACTATTTTATCAAACATGGCTTTTCTTGGATCACCCGAAAATGTATTCTTTATTTCACCGTGTAAAGTTCGAATACGACCTAACCCAGAACCCGTTTTAACATCGTATACACAACTTATTTCTGAATCCATTGCATTTTTCCAATACGCGTCTCCACCTGGACACGGTTGCCCTTTTTTTATGGAATTTTGATCGTTATATATACCAGTTAACCATTGATCACTTGCATTTGGATTACCATCATTCTCTCTATATAAGTGTAAATGGGTATCCCCCGCGCCACCACTGTTACTCTTACCCATTACTTTTAGATCGTATCGCATTCGACCTTCATTTATATTTTCTGTAGGTATATTTATACGTACGATATTATCAGCCTGACCACCGTGTTTCCAGTATCGGCTTCCAATCGGATTAATTGTAACACCAGGTCGATCCATGTCTCTAGGATTATCTGATTCACCAACGAGGAAAGCTAACCCACCATTCTCACCCTTATGAGCCCATGGGTGTGGAAAAACAAGGTAAGATGTATTTTTACATGATCCGGAAAGTTTTGCCGAGTAATTACGGTCTAGATGGTGATGACCACCTGCTCTAAGATCTGTATCTCCTGAGTAGGATTTACTAGTACCTCTATTATCACCCTCGTCATAAAGAACTAAGTTACATGAATCTACCATTGTATGGAGTATTTATATGTACTGATATTTTTTTTTACCTTCGTCTTCTACCACCACCCCCTTTTTTTGACATTACCATTACAATTATTACTAATAATATCAAACACGATATACTCGATACAATACCTCCACCACCACCACCGATCAAAAGGTTCTTTTTCGTTTTCTTAGCTTCCTCTTCCTCTTTCTTTTTATCTTCAGCGATAGTTTTTTTCAATTCGTCTACGGCACTCGTCGAAACATTACCGGAACCACCCGAACCACTCGAACCACTCGATCCACCAGATTCACCGTCAGTTACACCACTCGTCGAATCAATATTACACACAGCATTGATTTCATCGTTTGATTCTCCAACGTCAATTGATTGTATACACGCGTTATAAGTAATATCACACCCTGACATAAAACCATCGGGTTTATACACGTTTGCTCCTGCGCACGCTGTTCCACATGGTAAGGCATCGGTTGCATTTGCTACACCTAATTTTTCTTCGATGGAATCTAATTTAGTTTTTGCCACGGCGCACCCCGTCGATGTTGGTCGATTCGCACAAACCGTTTTATAGTTTACGACGTTATAACACTTACAAAAATCTTTATCGGGATTAGATACGCAGTACTGTTCAGAGAGTGTATTATACAAATCAGCTCCTAAATGCGCAGTTGTACACAAATTTAACGTATCGTCTACGATATTATCGTCTTTTTCACACCATTGTTTGGCTAATGCTTTACTCGTATCGTATTGTGTACACGTCTTGTTATCGTGAGTTACTATTTTATTAAGATTCTCTGCTTTAGAACAGAATTTTTTCGCAATCTTATCATACATTGATACACGGGGATCTTTATTAGCATCCGCATTTTTTACAACTTGTGATAATGCTTTTATTTGATCATCGCTTTTATACACACACGAGACTTTCCGAAACCCTTTCCAATATGCATCACCACCTGGACATGGTTTACCTTTATGATCTTGTCCAGATAACCATTGATCGCTATCATTTGCTGAATAACGACCATCACCCGTTCTTCTTATATCTGGAAAATGTCCCCATTGACAATTTCTAGTGTCGTGTCGTTTACCGTATATAGTTATATCTTCACGAATTCGACCTTCATTTATATTCTCTGTAGGTATGTCTATCTTTACTATATCACCTACTTTATCATGTCTTTTGTACCATCTATGATCGCGGTTAGCACATTTACCTTTACCGTGAGAATTACCATCCACGAAACTACGTACATTATCACCTTCACCCATAATCCACGCAAGACCACCGTTGTCGTGATTCGTCCAGTGTTCAAATCCTAAAAATGCCGTGTTCTGACAATCACCCGTCATTCTACCGGATGCATCTCTATCAAACATATCCCCGCTGTCATGGAGTTTTTTTGAGGACGTGAAAGACTGTTTATCACCACCAAAATCTTCGTGATCGTATAATGTAAGTTTACATGCACCCATTGTATGAACTATTTATATGTACTGAGATTAAAATACGTATAAATACTTTTTACTTTTTTCTAGAATTTAACATGAATACTATACAAAGACATGATGCACATATAACTGAAAAGAACGATGTACCGACCTGAAGTGATGTATTGTTTGCTAAATTATCTAGTTTATCACTTTTAGTTCGTTTCTTCTTTTCTTCTTTTTCCTGTTTATTCGCCATATTCTTAGGATCGAGTGCGTCCGCACCAAACCCGTGTTTTTTAAGGAACTCTGCAGGATCCGTACCCGTACCTCTGTGGCGCCAACATGATAGAACAACGTCATCGTTACTCTGTTTAAAAGAGGCGCGTCCTTCACCACATGCAAACATACCTGAACACCCTTCCTCGAAGTTTGTAGGTTTATATTGTTGACCCTCGGCCCAACACGCTTTGTGTGTACACCTCAAACTATTAACAACATCGTCTCGGGGGAACTGAAACGCGGACGTAAGTGCCTCGAACCTATGTTTTATGGAATCACACCGAGCACCGTCCCGTGTTTTCAAACTAACGCGGGGTGCCCATTCACCCACGTTCCATGTACCCGCAGATCCTGTAAACGTGTTCGATGTAAGTTTACGTTTACCTTCGCCGTCCTTTTCCCATATTTTGTTCAGTTTTGCTCCCGAACACGCTTCAATAATCGCATCGGCTTCGGGTGTGTCCCATGCGGCACTACTCGCGGGTTGTTTCCTAGAAACTGTCGTTGGTGATGAACATAAACCTCTACACACATCTTGGTGTATAGACCCTTCCTCCGTACAAAACGTATCGCCTAAATCTTTTTGTTTAACAACAGAAACCTGGTCGTATAAACCACCACACTGTTTTTCGGGGTTCGTTGCGTTATAGCATCGACACCACGAATCCTCAGGTGTTTTATCACAGTACCATTCGGCAATTTCGCGATACTTCGTCTCACCGAGTCCCTGTACAGGTTCGTCCATGTTACATATTCTTTGCGTATCGTCTTTTATGTTCGTCTCTTCTCTACACCATTTATCCGATAATTTAGGGAAATCTACTTCGGGTAAGGATCTACAATCTATACCGTCTAACGGTAACGATATCTTATCGACCAAACGCTTATAATCGTTTTCCTCGTGAGTACACCAATTAACACCCATTCCTCGCCAAAACTTATAAGCTATGTTATCCTCGCCGTAATCTTTTACCTTTGAGTAATATTGTTGTATAGCTGCCAATTTCTTATCCTCCTCTAAATCTCCTATTTCTATAGTTAAAACTGATGAATTATTTGGCTTTACAAACCGTTTCAGTTCCGGGTCCCATACAGGAAGTCCCAAAGTATTATCAACAAGAGGCCATATAGCATCGGTATACGGATCCCAAATATCGTTACCATCTTCATCTACTGTTTCAGGTAACCATGGTTCTCCATCTATTTTTATAATTATATCACCTGCAGCATACATACCAATTAGGGCCCCACCAACCCCTCTGACTTCTGCAACAAGATCGGCACCGGCTTGGTCTCCACCGTCTCCATAATTTCCTACAGGATAACATAAACCACCTCTACAGGATCTCCCTTTGAAAAATCCAAGGTAAAAACCTAACAATAGTTCAGGACTAAAGTCAGATTGGGGTTTCCAGCAGTCACCTCCGCCCAATTGTTTTAGAGCACAATTAATAGCAGCCGAGACTTTATTCATCTCACTTGATAAACCCATTTATATGTACTGAGATAAAAATACGTATAAATGAAAAGTGTTTATTTATTTATTATTTACAAATTATCGAGAATTGATTCGAGTTTGGAAACGTCTTTTGCTTTAGACGCTTCTAAAACTTGGCGGTGGATATCCTTGTCCATCGTGAGTACCTTGAAACGACCATAGACGAGAAACGCTTTTTCGTCTAACGTATCTCGGTTATCCTGAATATACGTTCTAATTTCAGATTTATCGCCTGAACCAAGTAAAAGTTCTTTTTCTTTCGACGAAAACATGAACAAAACTACACATATAATTGCAAGTGCTATGATAATTCGCTTATCAAACTTCATTTATATACGCAAATATTTTTTTACTTCATCTTCGTCATCAGTAACAGCAACATGCAACAACAACAACTCACAGACATGATGGTAACTCCACCACCACCGTATAATATAACAGCCTCTTCTGGTGTTAACGGTATTTTAACTCCCGCTTTTTTCAAATACTTTCTACATTCGGGCATCCATTCGTCACGGTTTTCTACAGATTCTCCGCATGGATAATCGTCGTCTATACTGGCGTCGATACATTGAGAACACATAGTTATATCTTCTTGACACGCTCCTTTATTAACAGTAAAATTATATGCCTTATCTTTCCCAAATTGCACTCGTATAGGTTGTTTTTTCACTGCATCCGAATCACATGTACCATTTTTCAAACATTTTCCACAAACTTTTCTAGTTTCTTTAAAAGCGGTCAAAGATCTTCTTTTTTCTTTCAAATCTGCTATAATGTCTGTGACTCCCATTTTATATAGTAGTGTTATTTTTTTTCTCAGACTACTTTAAAATAAACCATGGTCTGTATTCTTGGTATGGGTGATTGTGGTACGACACAAACTGTCGAAAATGTATTTAACATGAAATCTCTCACGCAAAAAATATTCAAACAATCGACAACGAATATCCAAACGTGTGATGCTTCTGGCGTTAACATTCAAGAAATGAAAATAATAGTTGGTACGTCGCACCCAGGGTGTCCTATCACCGCAGGACAATCTATCAAATCGTCCGTTGAGTGTGAAGGTGAATTTAAACCTGAAAATATCGTCGATATGAAAGATGAAATCGCGAATGATTTGAAACAGGCGGCAGCTCAAGATATAGAAACAAAAGGTGACATGTTCCAAACTGCTAAAGTTCAATCGGACGTGAGTACCAAAGTCGATCAGGAAATCCAAAATATTGTTGATACAACAATCACGACCGAAAATGTAAACACGGTTGCTGCGAGTTCGGTTAACATTCAATCGGGTGAACTTACGATTGTTAACTGTTACGATGAAGTTGACTTTAATCAAAATATAACAGCGCAAGTTACCGCCAAAGCTATCACGAACACTATAACCAAATCTATCATGGATAGTACGGTCCTTAATGGAATTGTTGGTGAACTCGAAACATCGTCTTCAACAAAGGGTGGTGGTCTCGGTGGTGTTTTTGAATCTATCGGTACAATGTTCAGTAACATGTTCGGTGGTGGAGGAATGTACGTTTCCATGGCGAGTTCCTCGTTTTTGTGTGTCGTTATCGCAGGCTTTGTCATGATTGCGATGTCCGATGCTGGTCAAAATGCGATCAGGACTGGAGCTAATGCCGGTGCAAAATCAGTGGGTGGTGGTTTCTAAACACAGCTTAAAGATAAAAATTTCCTTTATATTAATGATTTTAAGTATAGACGTCGGTATACGTAACTTAGCTATGTGTATGCTCGACGAAACGTCGAACCTTATTGTTCAGTGGGATGTGTCTGGTGTACCTCCTGAACATAAAGACGGACTATTTGTTTCACTCAGAAACCATTTAGACGAAAAACCGTGGATTTTGAAAGCCGATACGGTTCTCATAGAGAAACAACCCGATAAAAATAGGAAAATGAAAATGGTCGAACATTTCTTACACGCCTATTTTATTATACGGAACCCTAAAGCCGAAACGATCATTTACGATGCGCGTTTCAAAATACCCGATTTTGCGGGCCCCGGTAAAGTCATGTATAATAAACGGAAAAAGGCATCTATAGAAAGGTGTCAGGAATTTATATGGAATAATACGGTTAACGCACACTGGATACCTATATTCAACGCATCCAAAAAGAAAGACGATCTTGCCGATACGGTCATGCAAGCCATTAGTTTTACGAAACGTATTGAACCCATGCAAAGCGTTTCGAAAAAGGATAAAAAACTCGTACCGAGGAAACCTAACGAAAACCAAAAACGGACGCGGTACTCGAAATCGAATTTAGCGTACGTGTATAAAAATAGAAAGGTTGATGAAGATCTCGAAAAGAATAAACGGTTTATGAAAGATCTTAAACGGTACTATAAAAGTATAGACGATTTAGTTAAGGAACTGGTGGTCGTATCTTAATGTACCTCGTACTTTACTACTGGTGCCGCACCATACACTGATACCCCTTGAACAAAAATACTCGTAAAAACAGCCAATAAAATGTCATTATATAAGCTGTCTGTAATTGAACACAATACTATTATATTCCACGCCAACCAGTAATGATGTATTTGTAGTTTAGAGTGTAGGATATGATGGATATGTCTCGGAGGAAGGTCCAAAATCAACTCTTTATCTTTGGGCATGTTCAATGCCAATACTATCTGAATAATCCTAAGTGTATAAATTAAACCGATTGTTATACAATATTGTATATTACGATAATATAGGGCTATCTGAAAAAATAAAGACAAAACAGTTACACTTACTATTGACATTGTACATATTATATAGGGTGTCAAAGTAACTCCTTGAGTTACTGACCACTGCATGTCCTTTATCTCACCAATGGCTGAAAAAATAACACCGGTCCCAATATAAATTAACCAAAACCACCAACGTCTTAAAACACTGCCTCTATCGCTATTTATATTAATTATAAGTCCCGCTACATAACCATATACAAAAAGATACTCTATATCCTTTATTTCAATATTAACACAGTCAGAAGGTAGTCCGCATAAACATGTAAGACGGTTCACTATTAATCCCAATAACAATACTCCTCCCCATAGTAAATTAGACCAACGTCTATATTGCAATTTATCGTATGAGGTAGTGTGTTCCAATTTCAGGTATTCGAGCATTTTATATAATAAGTATCCTACTCTTTATTATATAAATTGATTGTCTGTACATTTTTTAACTACGACTTCTCGTAGGTATATTTTGAGGGCTAGACTTAGAACTAGTACTACCTCTATTACTATTATTATTTGATTTATTTGATTTATTTGATTTATTTTCGAATTTTAATACCCTTCTAATAACATTATCCATTCCAGTTACCGTATTTTGATTATACAATTCTTTTATATTAGTATTAGTAAACTCGGAATTTCTTTTTACCAAGTGATTAATCATAGTTTGACCAGTTTTTCCGTGTTTTCTCAATTTTTCTATTATACTTTTTATACGCATCTGACGAGTGTCGTATCTAGGTTGGTTTTTTATAATGTTCTGTGTTAATTGAGATATAATACGTTGGTTATTTTTATTGTTCTGTGTTAATTGAGATTTAACAACCATTTATATAACGTGAGAATTTTTTATCGTAAGTTCTTGTCAGCTGTATAATAGGTCTTCCCCTTAACAACAAAACTGTGTACGCGCGCATACGCCCATGCTTGTGGACTCGCACCCGGTCGGTGTCCCGTTCGCCATGCGGCTAAACCACGATCGTAGACTGTTTTTAGAGTTTTTAACGGTATACCCGTCACTTTGGATATATCTTTCAGTTTCGTTACACCCGGGTACCTTTTACGGAACTTCGATGTATAACTCGACGTTCTCGTTTCAACCTTTTTATCGGTTTTAAATGGTCTGTAATCCTTTTTTAACATTTTTTTATACCGCGTTTCAACTTCTTTCAGGGAAGAAAGTCCCCTGAAATATTTAAGAGGTGCGTATATTTGACCGTGGTTTTTACGTACCTGTGTAATCTTTTTACGAATATCGCTATCCGTTAACATACTTATACTAACCCAAGAAAAATAAAAATGTTAAGTAATAATAAATAATAATGTTTACACTTTCCACAGTAACCACTACATTTGCTTCCACACAAAAAAAGTTTAAGAAGTTTGGTAAAAAAGTTCGTAAACAAAGAGACGGTGAAGTTGATTCCATTAAGGAAAAGTTAAAAGATATCGCTAAAGATGAAGTCGAAAAAACAAAAAGTTTATTTGAAAAACATAAGGAATTTTTTAGTGATAAAAAACCTTCTCCATCCTCAACGTCAGAAACGACCGCTATTGATTTTTACGAAAAGCCCTAATTGCTAAATCAAGACTTATCAAGGTTAAAAATGCAGACAGTTCCTTATATTGTTCCAACAAGTTACCTGCAAATACAGCTAATAAAACACTGTATTGTACGTACCTCATTTCTTTTCGCGTTTTTTCCATAGATCTTTTCATAGACGCGCGCGATTTTTCCATTCCCAGAAGAGCCGTACTTATATTTTTTACACGGTTTGGCATTTCAGTTGCGGTTGAAAATATACTTCCTATGTCTATAGCATCAGATACCTGATCTCTGATTATAGGTTCGAGATACTCTATATACGTAAAGTTAGGATCGAGTTTTACACACGTACCTTCAATAGTCGAAAACGTTTTCGCGAGGTATACAAAAGCCGTTGGTATAATAAATGGTTTCTCTTGTGCTAGTTTTAAGAGATTATCATCTTGTAATATCTCATCCTTAAGATTTTTACCGTCGAGTGTTTCTAGATAATTGAGTGTCGTTTTGAAAAAGAGTTCTATATCACTCGTATCGGATGTTGTTGGTAAAATTACATCTAAACGGATAAGTACGTCAACAATACCTTTTGTATCCCTATTTATTATATGTATAAACAGTTCGTTAAAACCTTCACGCATTTCATCAGAAATATCTATAACCAACCCGAAATCGTAAAAAACAAGTTTTCCATCGTTTGTAAAACCTAAATTACCTGGGTGTGGATCGGCATGAAAAAACCCTTTGTCCATAGTTTGAATCACGTATGAGTTTATAAGAGCTTCGCATACCTTCTTCCTATTGACTTTAGGGTCAGATATATCGTTAAGTTTTTCAGAAGCTATATATTCCATAACAATCATATCAGAGGTACACAGATCTTCGTGTACTTTAGGTATTTTCATCCAATCCACTTTTTTTAAAGATTTTCTGAATTTTTTCGCATTCAAAGTTTCCTGTTCGTAATCAGTTTCGGCTAATAAATATTCTATAGATTCATCGAGAACATATCCCGTGTTTGTACCTGTATCTATACCTACTTTCTCGAGAAATTTAACTATATCCTTAATATTATCCGTATCACTTTTCATAATTTCATATATGTGAGGACGTCTAAGTTTAACAACTACCGTCTCACCCGTTTGTAAAGTAGCTTTATGAACTTGTCCTATACTCGCAGATTTAAACGGTTCGTGGTCAAAATATGAAAATGTACCCGAATTTACGTGGGATTCGATCATGTTTATGATTGTATATTGATCAATAGGAGGTACGTTATCCTGTAAAGATTCCAATTCTTGTGTAAACTCTAAAGGGTATAAATCAACCCGCGAGGATGCTATTTGACCAAGTTTTATGAAAGTTGGACCAAGTTCAATTAGTTGATCACGTGTCCATGATCCTAATTCTTTTTGATCTTTTTGGAACTGTCTACGTATCAAAAATTCACCAGCAAACTTCCACGTCTTTGACTTGTGTCTTGATGGCAAACTTAATTTAGGATTAATATTTAACGCACATACCGCCATCTTATATTATATTATATAATAATTCTCTAGTGTAATATAAATGAGAATTCATATAGTTGGTTCAGGGCCAACAGGTATGTCAATCGCATGGGAACTTTTGAAAACAAAAGAACACGAGGTTATTATATACGATCGTAAAAAAAACGCAGGAGGTTCGTGGTGGGAACCCGAAGGAAATAAGAGAGATATTCATGCACACAGAATAGTTTTTGGTAACGCTTTCAAAAACACGAACGATTTATTTAATCAAATGGGTATATCGTGGAATGAAATGTTTGAGCCAGTTGATTCTCGTGTTTATACGACAATTTTGAAATACTTAAACCCAAAAGATTACGCGGCATTATCTTCACTCGCAGTTAGAGTTTTATCGAATCAAAACAAATACAAAAGTATAACTTTGAAAGATGCAATGGGAGAACTTTCGGAAACTGGTAAAAGTGCTATTAGCACGTTAACCCTCATAATGGATGGTGTAACATGGGATGTAATGTCGGCATATGAGTTTGTTAAAAGTTTCGATCATGTTGGATTATCAAAACAATACACACAAAGAGTTTCAGGTAAAATAATGTCCGATAAAATGAAAAAGGCGCTCATTGACCAAGGTGTCATTTTCAAGTTTAACGCAGAACTTACAAATGTAGAATATGGTAAAGATGAATACGTTGGTATTTTCGAAGATGGTAGTCGTATAAATGATGGTATGTTAATAATGGCTATAGACAATGGTAAAGCAATAAATCTTGTTAAAAATAACTGGGGAGAAGATATACAGAAAAAATTAGGTCCAAGTACTTACGGATGTATCAATGTACTTTTTGATTACGAAGAGGAAATATATTTACCAAAAACTGATCTCGAATACGCGATGGAAACAGAGTTTAAAATACAACTCGTCGTTCTTTCCGACCGTAAAACTGTATCGTGTGTTATATGCGATCTTACAGAAGAAATTTTAACCACTGATCCAGAAACATTAAAAACAAAGGTTTTTGAACAACTTAACGTACCTAAGCCAATGAATGTTAGAATAGGGTGGGGGTGTAACTGGGAAAATGGAAAATGGGTATTTGAACAATCGTCGGGTGTTTTAAGTTTACACGGACAAGTTCCATTTTACGGAAAGTGTTCTAAAGTTGCTTTATGTGGTATGATGTCTGAGAGAAAAACGCCTTATTCAAGTATAGAAGCAGCTATAGAAGTAGGAAGGCAATTTTGTTCCGAAAATTTTAACACGAAACGACCTTTAAAGACACTTCTAGTAACCGATCTGTTATTATTCATACTTATAGTTTTGATTCTTACATTAATATATAAAAAGACAAAATGACACTTCCTGTTCAAGCAATCGTCTACGAACCAATGTACGACTATAACGATAAGAAATACTTAAGAATTCGTTTACCAGAAAAAGTTAGTCAATATATAAGAGAATTACATCAACATAGAACGGGTAGTGTTTTATTTCCGGATAAACTCGATGATCCACTCGATGGTAACGTTTTAAAAGTTAAGGTCCCGTTTAGGTACCGTCGTGTTATGTGTAACGTCGACGGTGATACCCCAGTTCAGTCGTTAAAAAGAGGTGACTCTGTTCTTACGGAAATACAGTTTAATGGTGTTTGGAACGCACACGAACATAGTGGGTATTCGTGGATATTGAAGTACATAAAGTTTAAAAACTAATATTAGCAAATGAGTCTTACACGTTCGGGATATATTACAGGAGAGGCACAGGAAATCAAAAAAGAACTCACAGTTCGCGCGGTAGTGAACACAGAGTTTGGATTTCCTCCGCCTCCCTTTAAAGTATTCAGAAAAGCAAAATTAGGTCTATGTGTTCCTCGGTTTTACGGAGAAGAAAAGTTCGGACCGCCTAAAGAAGATCGTCGTCCCGAGCCAATTAAAATAACAACAAAGTTTAATGGAAAACTACGTGATGAAACCCATCAAAATGATGCAATGTCTGCCGCAATTAAAGCTGGACATGGTGTTCTTTCGCTTCCTTGTGGCTTTGGGAAAACGACGGTATCCTTGGCCATAGCGTGTAAATTAGGGTATAGAACCATGATCGTTGTTCATAAAGAATTTTTAGCGAACCAATGGAAAGAGCGTATTCAACAATTTTGTCCGGGTGCATCTATAGGTATAGTTCAACAGAATAAGAAAGAGACGGAGTGTGATTTTGTCATTGCAATGCTCCAATCTTTATCACTCAAAGAATATTCGTTCAGTGATTTTGATAGTATAGGTACAGTTATTGTAGACGAAGCGCATCATATATGTGCCAAAGTCTTTTCACAATCACTTTTTAAAATGTGTCCAAAACATATTTTTGGGTTATCGGCAACACCAACTCGTAAAGACGGTCTTACTAAGGTTTTACACTGGTTTATGGGCCCGACATTTTTTAGCGTAGAACGTGAAAATCAAGAACAAGTCGAAGTTTTCCCGATTCAATATTCGTGTCAACGATTTAGAGACCCGCCTCCGTGTACACGTTTCGGAAAACTTTCACTCGCGACCATGATCACTGAACTCACGGAAGATAGAGAAAGAAACATTGTTATCGCAAAAATTATAAAGGATAATTTGAAAACGACACGCCAAGTTCTCGTATTAAGTGATCGTCGCCATCACTGTGAAGTTCTACACCAAAGTTTTAAGAAAACGTCCGGGCTTTACATGGGTGGTATGAAAGAGGCCGATTTAGCAGAATCGAGTAAAAAACGAATCATATTCGCAACGTTTAGTCAGGCACATGAAGGTTTAGATATACCATCACTCGATACCGTTATTCTAGCGACACCGAAATCCGATATCATACAATCTATAGGAAGAATAATGCGCGAGACATACGGTAAGAAGAATAATCCACACATTTACGATATATTCGACCAATGGTCGATATGTCATGCCATGTATAATAAGCGTCTCAAAGTCTATAGACAGGGTGGTTTTAATATACCCCAATCGGGTTTACCAAAAGAAACAGATTCTGGTTTCAAAAAAGGAACCTGTTTCATAAACATCTAAATTTTAATAATACGTATTTGTAAGAATGCCTGGTTGTGACACTGGTCGTAACGTCCAAAAATATAGGGGTGGAGGTGGAGGTGCTTCGACACTTCAGGAAGCCCTTGAAAACGGAAACATATCTACACTGGCTATCGAACTACAATCGAGTGGTCTATTCATCGGCGATGGTGGTGGTTTATCCAATATCGCGGGTGTTGGTGGTAGTGTAGGTAACATGCAACAAGTTACAACCTCGGGTGCATCTACATCGAACAAAATCATTCTTACAAATACGAACGAATCTTTACAAGCATCGGGTAACGTTACAGTTAACTCGGGTAAATTTTTTTTAGGGGACGGTGGTCTATTATCGAATACTGCAGGTACGGTAACGTTACAACAGGCATCCAACCAAGGGAATGTCATAAACAATACAATAAGTTTTACGAACGCCGCCGAATCTATAGTAACAACCGGTAAAATTGTCGTCGGGACCAGTCTCGAAGCAACTAACGTTATCGGTAATGGTTCGGGTTTATCGTCAATTAACGCGAGTAACGTAAGTTCGGGTACAATTAACAACGATAGATTATCAACAAAAACAGGTACTGGAAATATCGTCATGAGTGCGAATCCAACCTTATCCGGAACGATTACGGGTGGAACCTTTTCGGGAACTCACGATGGTGATGGATCAGGATTATCGTCTCTTAATGCGAGTAACGTAAGTTCCGGAACACTTCACAGTGATAGATTACCCTCAAAAACTGGTACTGGAAATGTTGTCATGAGCGCGAATCCAACCTTATCCGGAACAATTACCGGTGGAACTTTTGCGGGAACACACACGGGTAACGGTTCAGGATTAACAACTCTCAATGCGAGTAATATAAGTTCTGGGACACTTGCCAGTGATAGATTACCCTCCAAAACAGGTACTGGAAATGTTGTCATGAGTGCGAATCCAACCTTATCCGGAACGATCACGGGTGGAACTTTTGCGGGAACACACACGGGTAACGGTTCGGGATTAACAACTCTCAATGCGACTAACATAAGTTCCGGAACACTTGCCAGTGATAGATTACCGTCAAAAACAGGTACTGGAAATGTTGTCATGAGTGCGAATCCAACTTTATCCGGAACGATAACGGGTGGAACTTTTGCGGGAACACATACCGGTAACGGTTCAGGATTATCATCACTTAACGCGAGTAACGTAAGTACTGGTACACTTCATAACGATAGATTATCGACAAAAACCGGTACAGGTAACATTGTCATGAGTACGAATCCGACCTTATCCGGAACGATAACGGGTGGAACCTTTTCGGGAACACACACGGGTAACGGTTCAGGATTATCATCACTTAACGCGAGTAACGTAAGTACTGGAACACTTAGTAACGATAGATTAGGTACAGTTCCATATAATAAAGGAGGTACCGGGCAAACATCGTATACGCGAGGTGATATCATATACTCGAACGCAAATAATTCACTCGCAAAACTTTCTATAGGTACAGAATCGGGTATGTTTTTACGAAGTGATGGTACGGACGTTTCTTGGGGTACGGATGGTTCGAGGTTAACAAGTATTAATGCGAGTAACGTAAGTTCAGGAATATTAACTACATCTCGAGGGGGTACAGGTAATACGTTTAGTGCGTCTAAAAGTGATCTGTTAGTCGGAACGAGTGGTGGTACGTTTGCTAAATTATCTATACCTGCATCTAGCGCAAATGGTAAAATTTTAAAAATAAACGCGACAAATGAATTATTTTGGGGTCCAGATAATACATCTACTGGTGGAGGGGGTGGTGGTAGTGGACAATTATCACTAGGATCGACGTTTATGAACTATCAGTCTGGAGTTGATTATAATACATCGACGGGAGAAACCATAAATTTAAATGCGTCGACAACAGATACTGCCAATTATATTGTTGTTCGTGACGCTAACAAAAACATAAACGTTACTAAAGTTACGTTAGGGTCCAATACGTTAACCGCAACTGAATATAGCGGTAAATCGGCAACGGTCAATGTTAGTACCGATAATGGCGGTACTGCGAGAAGTTTAGCATTTGTAGATGGGGATAGTATTTTCAAAGATCATAACGATAACTTAGCATGGACACCGTCTAGTAAAAGTCTTAGATTAGGACCATCAGGTGGTACGAGTAATACACTAACGAACGTACTCTGGTCCGGTAAATCCAGTAAAATTGCGATAGGTAATTCTGACACATCCGGAGACGCTCGACCCGTATTATATGGAATTGGTGAAATTGCGAACAAAGATACAAGCGATCGTTTAAATTGGACACCTGGTGGAACACATGCGGGAACTCTAACTATAGGTACAATTGGTGGTGATCATAGTAACATAACATCGAGTACATTTACCGGTGAATCCGCGAACGTTAAAATTACAACAAATACATCCTCTACACCGTTAAACATCGCGTTAACAAATACGACGGCTTCAAACACGCATATAGTAAAAGATACAGATGGGGATTTTACGTACAAACCAGACGATGGTACGTTAAAAATTAAATCAGGTACACTCGAAAGTATAATAACACCGAGTACGTTTTCGGGTGAATCTGCGAACGTTAAAATTACAACAAATACATCCTCTACACCGTTAAACATCGCGTTAACAAATACGACGGCTTCAAACACGCATATAGTAAAAGATACAGATGGGGATTTTACGTACAAACCAGACGATGGTACGTTAAAAATTAAATCAGGTACACTCGAAAGTATAATAACACCGAGTACGTTTTCGGGTGAATCTGCGAACGTTAAAGTTACAGAACATACGTCCAATACGGATTTAAACATCGCGTTAATAAAAGAAACAGTTTCAAATACACATATCGTAAGGGATACAAATGGGGAATTTAAGTATAATCCATATACCGGTACGGTATCGGCCACTAAATTTTCTGGTAATGGTTCGGGATTAACACACTTAAATTTTGAAGAAAGTAACAATAGTGGAGAAGTTCCCGTCGACCACGGAGGTACGGGATTTGGTAGTTATGATATTGGTAATATGCTTTATGCGGGTACCACAACTTCATTTACAAAAATAGGACCACCGGGGGGTAATAACGAAACAAAATTTCTTAAATACGTAACAGATGGATCCGGTGGTTTATCATCTATAGGATGGGGTGATCCTTCCGTATCACAGATTTCAATTACTGGTGATAATAGTTCAGCAACTGGTCAAGGTATTACTTTCGCAGCTAGTACTGGTGCTCAAACTATAAAATCAGATCAAAGTACTTTACACTATAAACCATCTACAGGAACACTAACGACGAGTAATTTAATCACGTCCGGAACCAGTCAATTTAACGGGATCGCAAATACCGCGCCTACCAGTACGTTCTCGGTCGGGACGGTTTTTAGTATACAGGAATGGGATGGGTCGGGTGATCCTATAGACGTCATGGTCGTAAGAAAAGGTAATGCTTTTTACGAAGGTAATGTATATATAGGTAAAACATTAACTGTACCATCAGGTGGTAAAATAGAAGCAGATACGATAAAAGTTAGGTCACACAATGTTAGTGGAACCACGGTAATTAACGAAAGAAAAGCAACTATTCAACGAATAGATTAATCAAATAATTAAATGTGTATAAATACTAAATACTAAATGAGTGTTTATATTTCCAGACCCAGTCTATCCGGGTATGGAGCATCAGCAGTATCGATGAGTTTCGATACAAATACACTCGTAATATCTAATGCTTACGCAAGTTCACAAACAGGTACGTTTAGTACATTCACGTACACACCCCCAGGTTCTGGTGGTAGTGGTAACGTATGGTCCAGTGCAATAACCATTAATGGAACTTCGAATTCTAATTTTGGTCAATCCGCATCTATGAATTACGACGGAACACGTATAGCCATAGGTGCACCAAATATTGGTAAAGTATACATATACGATTGGAATGGTTCGGGATGGAGTAATTATAGTAATATCATACAGTGTCCGGTAACAACATCGAGTAATAATTTCGGGTATAGTGTATCTCTATCACCGGATTTGGGTGATAGAGTTGCTATAGGCGCACCGGGTATAAATACGGCATACGTATACGAACTTAAGAGTAATAACCAATGGACACAAACGTGGAAACACCAAGAAAATACATTAAAGAGTTTAATAACGTGCGATACATCAGTAAATTCATCCGGTAACGTTTCTGTAAATTCACAATATAACAATTATGGATTTTCGGTCGCATTATCACTTTATGGTGATTTTCTTGCGATAGGTGCACCAGGTACAGACCTTGATGAGGTTAATAGTACGAATTCGGATCATAATGCTACCCCGTTTACATATAATGGTGACAGTTATGATGGTAACATCAAATATGGACCTAGTGTTGGTCCAGATGACGCTGATATGGAAGTTGTTGGTCAGGTAGGTTTTGTACAGGTCTATAAAGGTGGTTTAACAAATACACAATCGTGGTGGACATCGAACGCGTTAGTTGGTCAAACTATGTACGGTGACGCGGGTACACATGATGTCAATTTCGAAGGTGGTAGCAATTATTATGGTACAACACGGTATTGGAAAGAAGCGTGGTCTATGCCTCGAATGGGATACACTGTTGATATATCGGATGATGGTACGCGCGTAGTAGCGGGATCACCTTCATTTTCCGCGGAAGGTACACAAAACGCACTTTACCCGGGTAAAATTGAATTATTTGATTTCACTTCATCTCTTAACGTATGGACCAAAAGTTTATCGCCGTTATTTGGTGCAACAATGCGAGGTTGTACGGGTCATTCGTTCAAACTAAACAGTTCGAACAACAGAATAGTTACTCAAGATCTTAGTAGTGGTGGTTTCTCAATTATGGATTATAGTGGTAGTGCGTGGTACCAAAATGGTGTTAAAAATAGTTGGATGACTAGTACACCTACATACGGAGATACTGTATTAACAGCGTGTACAATAACAAACGGGGCTCTTATTGTTTCTGCAAACCCTGCACAAAATAATGGTCAAGTTCAATTTTATAATTATTTATTAACGAATACTCTCGCGGGTAATACCTTAATAGGTGGTTATATGGCCGCAGACGAAATATTTTTGGGTCCTTCCGATAATAGTTTAACGAACTCGTACGATAAAAAGATTTCGTTTGGTGGTACGTACGCTGATAATAGTGCTTCTCTTTGTACCATAGAAAGGCGAGTACATGATTCAAGTGACCTTACGGGTGCATCCGAACTACTTATCAGACATACCGGCGAAACAGAAAGTGATCAAGTTCGACTCAATGCACCAGAACTCATTTTCCAAGTTGGTGGTTCAGATACTGTTACTGCACACATGCATATAAACAAAGAAGGTAACGTTGGTATAGGTTCGACTTTATACGCGAGTACGTTTTTAACTTCTACAGGTGAACACTGGAAATCGCGTTCGTATTGTACCGCGGGTGTAGATATTGATAAAGATGTTCAAATACGTAATAAACTTAACATAAATTATTCTGGTCGTACAGCTTTAGCGGGTAAAGACGGTCATACTCTTTCGCGTCTCGATACGCGAGATAATGAATTAGTATTATCAGAATGGGCTTCGAGTTCACAAAACGTAACTTTATCTCCAGGTTTTAGAGCGTACGAGTTTACGGGTGGTAATTCCTATATACAGGCTCCCGGGGGTAGTACACACCAGAAAGGTGCGCGTTTCGGGTTATGGCTTTACCTCAAAAATGAACATAGTACGTATACCGCTAACAATTCTAAAGGACAAGTTTTGTGCGCTTTAGGTACAGTACCAACACCTGCTCCATCAAGTAATCGGTTCCGTGGGTGTTCTCTATACATATACTATACCAGTGCATCCGATAGAGGTTTCAGGTTTTGGTTAGGTGAATCCAATAGGTATTATACGTGTCAAATGGATCTCGAAAAGGGTCGTTGGTATTGTATAGATGTAAAGTTTCCGGGTCAATATACCGGTGGTACAACTACATCATTACAACCAAAATTTTATGATGGTGTAGGTAACGGGGGTGAGGGTACCAGTAATGCACCAAATAGTATCGCAGATACTAGGAACCATATGTTACTACTTGTAGACAGTGTCGGTAAAAATTTATCAGTTTCTGGATCTGGTAGTGCGAGTGTTTCAAATGGGTGTATTTACGCACCAAACGGGTACTGGTTCGGTGGTAATAATACAAATAGCAGTGATGACGGGTACGGTATACATAACGCATACATGGGTTTAATGTATAAAGTAGGGGGGTCAGGACACCAAAGTGCACAGCCTTCGGTTTTGTTGGCAAATGGGTCACCGCCCGAAATGTTAGCTGTCGGTGGTGATATCCTTACGAATGGTAGAATTGGAATAGGTACAGTTCAACCAAACGCGGCGTGTCATGTTATCGGTGATTTTAACGTTGAAGGTGAAATTAAACAAAATAACTCTACGCTTATTGGTCTCGGATCATCTTCATCCGCGGGTGCGCCTTTACAAGTATTAGCGTCTACGAGTAATACCTCACCAACGAATAACGGTATATTTCTTTCACAAACTGGTACTTCGAGTACAAACCACGCTATAATGGCTATGAAAGTAAACGGCGCAAATTCGGGTGACCCGTTTGTTTCGTGGGATACAGATGTTACCGGTTGGTGTATGGGTATAGATAATAGTGATTCCGATATACTAAAAATAGCGAATAGTAAGGATTCGTTACAAACGGATACGCACATGGAATTTAGTTCGGCGGGGACGGATTTTTTAAAGCCTATTCTAGCAAACGGGAGTTCGGGTACGAACGGTCAAGTTCTTACGAGTGGTGGTTCGGGAGGCACTGTTTCTTGGACAACCGTAAGCGGTGGTGGTGGATCATCATCGTTATCGGGATCAAATACGTTCGAATGGGGGACGGGTGTATCCGGAAAAGAAGTCAATGCGGGTAAAATTGGGTACAGTACGTTTAGTGGTGCAGGTTATAACTACGCATTGGATATTGTAGGTGCGGGGACGAGTAGTACAAATAGAAATGTTCGAATATATGATAATATTGGTATTGGAACATCATCGCCAGAGGCATATCTACACGTAAAAAGAGAAGGATCGTCTGGAGAATCTAATGTATACATACAAGCATATAGTGATAGTACAGGTGATCGGGCAGCTTTATTTTTAGGTACGCCGCATTATAATAGTACAACTGCCCAACCCAAGTGTGCTATAATAGCAGACGCAGTTGGTTGGAGTCGCGCAAATTTACACTTTTGTCTTGAAGGAACGGCAAGTAATGGTTCATCTTATAGGGCGAGTACGTCTAACTCGAGAATGATGATAGATGGTATAAGTGGTAATGTTGGTATTGGCACAACTAGCCCATTGGCGCCACTAGACGTAAATGGGTCTAGTTCAACCTTTTATAGTTACGCTGTACGAAATTTTTTCCGAGGTGCTAGTTCAAATTTTACTGGTTCGACGGGCACTTGGAATGGGTTTGGTATACGCGCATCAGGTGCTATAGGTACGGATACTTATTTCGTCGCACACACTGGTACATGGGGGTCTTCAGATTCGAGAATAAAAACAAATATAAATGATGTTACCGACGCATCCGCTTTAGAAAAATTACGACTCTTAGAACCAAAAACGTATAAATATATAAATACTAAAGAACAAGGTAATGCTACGGTTTATGGATTCATCGCACAGGAAGTTTCTAATGTGTTTCCCGAAGCAGTTATGGATTCTGTAAATACAGTTCCAAATATATACGAACTCTCGAACGTTTCCGATTCGAATGTTATAACGTTTACGAACTTCAACACGTCCGATCTATTAACATCTAACGTAACATCTACAATACAGGTTAAAAGTGTATACGATAAAATAGAAAGACTTACATTAGACACTGTTATAAATTCAAAATCAATTCGCGTTAAGGAAGATTTAACAAATATTATTGGTTCGATAGATGATACTGGAAATATCGTTTCGGGTAATCAGGTTTTTGTTATGGGACAGGAAGTTGATAATTTTAATATAGTAAAGAAAGAATATATATTTACTATAGCCACTGCGGCTTTACAGGAAGTTGATCGACAATTACAAGCTGAAAAGACGAAAGTTTCGACTTTAGAAACACAAGTCGCCGATCTATTAGCGCGTGTTACCGCACTCGAAAATGCGTAATTGATTAAAAAAATAAATTTACGTTAATTAAAAGAATAAATCTTTTTTTTAATTAATGGAAGATTATATAGAAAAGGAAGCTTACGATATAATAAATCATTTACATCTCATTCATCCAAATTATTCGAGTACATTTAATCCTTTACTAAACGCAAACTTGGATTTACCCGAATTAGGTGAAATTATTTGTAAAAGTAATGGAGATAACCCAACTGCGCGTCAAATACCAGGAAATTGTAACAGGTACTCGTACCCTAGAAATCTACACATTTTCTCGGGTATCATTCAGGCACTTTATAGGAAATTTGGAGTTCTAATGGTACCTTCAGGTTTTTACTATTACCCCAAAAATGCGTTCTGTGGTTGGCATACTAATAGTGATAACGTAGGTAAAAGAACGTATTTAGTTTGGACCGAAGAAGATAATAAAAGTTTTTTTAGACACTTCGATTCGAAAACAGGTAACTTAATAACAAAATACGATAAAAAGGGGTGGAAAATAAACCAATTCGAAGCAAAAGGTGGGGAAGACTGTCTTTGGCACTGTGTGGGTAGTCAGACAAATAGAATAAGTATGGGGTTTCGTACCGTAGATGAAAGTCACTTTTTATTCGATAAAAAGATTTTATACTTAAACGGTCGTAATAAATCGGATTATGGGTTTAGTAACATGCTTGGAGGATGTCATATAACTACTTGTAAAGATGGTTTAAACTGGAGAATAATGACAAATATGGATCACAGAATACCTTTAAAACTCTTTGATGATATTTATTACGGGAACCAAATTATAGAATTAGATCTCGATATGGTTTCTTGGAAATGTAAAGATAAACCCGAACTTAAACACGATGAATATTATGACAGTTTAGACACCGAATTACCGTGTTTAGCCGTCGAAACCTTTATAAACCCGCACGTTTTACCATTTAGAACAATTGACGGAAGTCATAGATTATGTAAATTAAAACGAGAAGGTAAAAAAACAGCTAAATTTTTTATAATATCGGAATATGTATTTTTAAAAAATATTACCGATGTTTACGAGTATAATATCTAAATTATTTACCATGCTGGAACAAACAGGATGGTAAATGGTTTACTATTCACTTTTTAGATGGAAGTGAATCCATAACCGCTAGGGCAATAACGCCCGCGATAAAAAACATTACAACGTAATTACATTCGGTATCGTCATCACCCAAAATGTTACGTTTTTTACGTTTCACCGCTTGGGGTTTGGCGACCACCTCCTGACGTTGGGGTCTTTCAATAGGATCTTCGTCTAAAGGACAATACCCTATCATTTATACTATCATTTATAAATTAATTTCGACCGACTTTTTCTTTTTTCCACCACCTCTTTTTGATTTGGTCTGGGTAACCTTAACTTCACGAACTTCATTATCACCATCATCCTTTTCATTCTTAGAATTTTCTATATCGGCCTCGGCAATATCCGAAATATCATCGTCCATATCATCGTCACCTGGTGCGTTAATGTTTGCTGGTATGCTGGTCGTACTCATTGGTGGTGTTGGTGGCATCATGATATTACCCATGAGACTCGAAATGTCTAGGCCCGGGCCTTGCATTTCGCGTCGCCCGTTTGCGTCCGTCGTATCACCCGATTGTTGTTGTGATTTAGGAACCGTGTTTTGAACCGCAGACATCATATTTTGTACGAGTTCGGGGTTTTGTTTAATCACATCGTTCATATTAGGCATGACTGATTTAAACATGCTATTTGTTAAGTGGAACATCATAGCCGAACCACCAAGCATCATTATGAGTTTAATTTCTGGAGCGACAGACATTTTAGATCTATACTTAACGTACAACTCTTCAAAAACTTCATCGTAATCCTCGACATTTTCCATGACGTTTTCTGACCAACCATCGAGTTGAATTTCAAACGGGTTATACTTTTTGTTCATAAACTCGAGTCCTGTAGTACATGCAATAAGCATGCGTCTCGAGAATTTTACGGATTTATCGACATCTATGCTATACGTGATTCGTTTCACCTCTGTCCTGAGTTCATCTATAGGTGAGTATGCGTTCAAACGTTTATTTACGGTAAACCCTTTCTTTTCTAAACGACCAATCTTATTAACAAGGTCTGCTTTTTCTTCATCTATTGTTTTGTACCCTGGTGATGGTTTTTCTTCTTCTGTGTAAATACCTCCCATACCACCACCGCCGCCGTAATCATACCCGTTACCTGGTTCGTCATCATCGTATTCCCCGTAATCAAGGGGTTCCTCTGGTGGAGGAGCAGATTGGTGGTTTTGTTTATTGGGGTTAGCAAAAGAATCAATGTCTTCCTGAAAAGTTTGTGTTTGTGGTGGTGTAAATTGTGTTTTCATAGGTCTAGGCATTTGTTTTTTCACAGGCTGGGGTCTTGGTATATCAATCTCAATCTCGTTCATTAGTGCCTGTTCATTATCATCCAATTTCATAACATGTGTACTAGAACGATTAAGTATAATCTCACCGTCCATTAATCTTTATATTGAAACTATTATAATTTCTTTAACGCACTTTATAAAAAAAATGTATGTTCAATACAAATGAAACTTAACGCTACAAATAAAAGTACCCTAAAATCTATCGCGATTGTATTCGCCATAATCTGTGTTCTTCAATTCTTGAGAACCAGCTACTACAGCCCAGTCGATATCGAAACGACCAATGAAGAATCGCTCTTTAATCTCGAGTCTAAGGAAGAGTGTCTCGGTGAATATTACTCCGACAGTAGAGGTGGTGTTTGTGGTGGCCAAAAATTGGTCGTCGCGCAAGCGGGATACAAGATGAAGTAAAATCTCCAGTATATATAAATGGCGTTAGTGACCAGTCAGTCAACTTTACCCGATTTCGAATACGAACACCATACTGTTATACTCGATAACCTAGACACTACTTCCGATACTGATTTTACACTTCATTTACCAACACCACTCGAAAATGTTGTCCAGGCACAACTACTCGCCGCGAGTATTAACACAACCGGTGATGCCCAAAGGTGTATACACGTCGGTATAGAAGAACTTAAAAGTCACTTCACACAACGCGGGAAAAATGACCTCGATGATGCCGATAACCACCTTAACGGTATTTTTGGAACGATCATGTGTCAGCACGAGTTACACGGTGGGAGTAGTTCCCAAAAAGCGGTGTATTTCAGAAACGAGTATCCAATTATCCAACAATATTATAACCCAATTCGAAAACTCGATAGAGTAACTTTTAATTTAGATAAACAAGATGGTGAGACACTTGCGTGTGGAGATGCCATTTTCGTTTTTAAATTCGTTTGTAAAAAAAGAAATTTAGCCTATTAATTATTTCAGGGCGTTACGTACCTATAATTTTAACCTCTTATTAATATAAATGTCTTCCGGTATTGTTCAACTCATTGCCATTGGTGCTCAAGACGAATATATAATGGGTAAACCGGAAATATCATTCTTTAACTCAACTTTTAAAAGACATTCTAATTTTTCACAATCCGTCGAAAAGCAAACGATACAGGGAGCTGTGAAAAACAATTCAATGTCATCCATAAAATTCCCACGTTCAGGTGATTTATTAGGATATACATATTTTACTATAGACGATAACACAAAAGCACTCGATTACCAAGATTGGAGTGAACTCATAGATAAGGTCGAATTACTTATCGGTGGTCAAGTCGTGGATACACAAGATGCAGTATTTACGGAAAAAATAGCCATAGATACATTCGCAACAAACGTTTCTAAAAGTTCTAATGGAACACACCCGGGTGTGAGTGCACGTTCATACTTTTACCCGTTAAGGTTTTTCTTTTGTGAAGGTCCCCAGTGTGCTTTACCAATAGTTGCTTTACAGTATCATGAAGTTGAGTTGCGTATTCACTGGGGATCACAAGCAGGGGCGTATAACTTCGAGTGTTATTCGAATTACTATTACCTCGATAACGAGGAACGTGGGAATATTGTTTCTCGAAACCATGATATTCTCATCACACAAGTTCAAAAAAGTATACCGTCACAGGAACTTACACAAGAACTTACGTTTAATCACCCAGTCAAATACCTCGCGTGTTCAGATACATCAGTTAACGGTGCATTGACATCCGCCGATAATAAGGTTAAAATTGAAATTAATGGTCTCGATATCGGTAATTTTAGATGGGGGAAACCACACTTTATGGAGGTACAAAACTATTACCACACACAATTCGTAACGTCACCCGATTTCTTTTTGTGTTCTTTTTGTTTATCAACAAGTTCTCTCCAGCCTACAGGGACACTTAATTTTAGTCGTTTAGATTCAGCAAAGATACATAGTCAAACCCGAAATATATCCGATCCTATATATGCAGTTAATTATAACATTCTCAGAATTGAAAATGGTTTAGCCGGTCTCATCTATGCAAATTAAAATACATACTTATATTAATATGGTTAAAAACATACCTACCATCGAACGGTCTACCAAAATCCGGTTTGGTAAACACGTTTCTGAGAATCAGGCTGAAAACACAATTGTTTTTAATGCGTCAGATACTGCAATTGATGTCACGAATGCGAATTCTATTTATATGGCGCCACTCCGTGTTGCTGAATTAGCAGGTTCTAATCTTGTAGGTTACTCGTCGGTCACAAAGGAAATTGTTGATTCGAGTGTTCCTACATCCCTTCTAGGTGGTGTCACTTTACAATCAGCTACGGATAGAGGTAATGTAACTTCAAATACAGTTCAGTTTAGTAATGCTATAACATCTTTCATAACAAGCTCCAATATTGGTGTTGCAAATAGTGCGCCAATACACGCCTTATCGGTAAAGGATAAAGTTTTCATGTGTGGACCGACAGGTGATACCAACGCGCTTCGTGTTGAAGGTACAGCTCGAGCTACTAAATTTACAACGGGGTCTTCTGTTAATATAGATGAAAGTGTTACTAATAAAATTCAGGTTTCTGGTACAATACATACAAGTACACTCACTTCGTCGGCAATAGGTGTAGCGAATACGGCACCTGGTCATGCTATAAGTATTGGTAATGAAGGTCAAGTTCAATTAAATGTACCAACACAATCAATATACGCGTTAGATACCGTCGGTAACGTAAACGCACAAAACTATAGGGGTGATTCGTATTACCTTTCGAACCTTACGGTTGAAAATATAGTAAACCAAGGTAACGTTACATCCAATACGGTTCAGTTTACGAACGCACTTACGAGTATTTATACAACCAGTAACGTCGATGTTGGGGGTAATGTTTTTATAAGAGAATCGGCCGACGCGCTTTATGGTAAAATTGCGGGGGCTAATACAATAGCGGGTAGTACTATAACCGCGAGTACACAATTTGCTGGTCCGGGTACGGGGTTAACGGGTATTCCAACAAATCAATTTGCGTCTGGAGCAATTCCCTTTTCTAGTGGTGGTACGGGTCAGTCTAGCTATGCGTCAGGTACAATACTTTACGGTAAAACGTCGGGTGATTCACTCGGACAACTCAATCCCGCGGGTTCTAATGCAGATGCCGGTAAATTTCTTCGACTCGATAATAGTGATATACCCGAATGGGCAGAGGTTCCCTTAACTCTTGATGCAGTTCTCGGTAATACAACCGCGGTTTCAGATGGGTCTATGAGTTTAACAGATACGGGTACAACAATCACGACCGCCGGTAAAATAAAAGCGGCCATGTTCGAAGGACTTGGTTCTGAACTTGAAGGTATTAATGCAGCTAATGTAGCAGCACTTTCCGGGACACTCACAACATCTGTTTTACCTACCGTACCCGAAACTAAAGGTGGTACGGGTCAAATAGCATACACGCAAGGTGATATTTTATATTCAGATACAACTAATTCGTTAGCAAAACTCGCTATAGGGTCAAGTTCAGAATATAAGGTTTTACAAGTAAAATCTGATGGAACTGTACCCGAATGGACATCAACAATAACAGGCGCTACACTCGCTAATCCATCGTTAACGGGTACCATAACTACAAGTGGATTAAATAATAACAGGATTCCGTTTACAAACGGGTCCGGGGTATTAAGTTCAGACACGGATCTTCAATTCGATACTTCTGGTTCTAACAGCCTAATGACAATTGCTGCCGATGTTTTAATTACAGGTGGATTCACAACACGAGGAGCAGTAGATCATTTAGAAACAACAAACTATACAGTTACTGACCCAATAATCGAAGTCGGTAACAATAACTCGACGGATACAATCGATTTGGGTATGATCATGACAATGAATACTGCTAATGTTGTTCATGGTTTTAGAGGTGATAAGCAGGAATATACGATCGCATACACACACAGTAACCCAGCTGGTACAGATATAACACCAACGTTGGCGAGTGGTATATCTAACCACCCGTATATTACCGCAAATATTTGGGGTAACGTTTTATCCGGTAACGTCACGACAACAGGTACGGTAGAAGCTACGACACTCAAGGGTGATGGTTCGGCTATTACAGAACTCGATGCGGAAAAAATAACAACAGGTGTTCTCGATGTTGATCATGGGGGTACAAACATCGCGTCGTACACGGCGGGTGATTTACTCTACGCCACGGGTTCAACTACATTAGCAAAATTAGGGGTAGATAATGGTAAGTTTCTTAAAAGTACGGCTTCAGCAGTTGAATGGGCGGAAGTTTCTTCGACTTTACAGGCTATTACATCGACAATAGGTGGTGCATCGACAACAGAAACGATCGCGTTTAATAACGCGACCACGGGTTTAACATCCGCGGGTGATGTTACAATCGCGGCTACGAAAAAACTTAAGTTCGCGGATGATATTCTACTCCAAGGAGGAGGAGGATCGGGAACGAGTAACTTGAAAGTAACTAACGCGATAATACTTTCCCCAGAATTACAAGGTGGTTCTACATCGACAATGAACGTTTTATCGATAGATGTATCGACTGGTGAGATTTACGATTCGGGGGGACAAGGTGGTTCGACCATGGCATTTACACACGAGGAAGGTACGGGTGATCACGCGAACGTCAGTATAGGTGTAGCTCCATGGGCAGGACCTACAGGTACATCAAACCTTACCATAAACACGTACGGGTCTAACGTACTCACGGTTACAGGTAACATTTCGGCCACTAATATTACAATAGGTGGATTAAACGTTGCTGCGTCACCGTTTGGTTTAGATGATGTTGCGAGTGCAGGTGTGGGTGCCAATATTACGTCAAATGTTATTCAGTTTACAGGACCAGCATCGGGGTATGCGACAGATAATGCATTTGTTACGACCAAGAGTATTAGTATTGGATCAAACGTAACCACAGCCGGGAACGTTTTTTGTAATTCAAATATTACATCACAAAATCTTATACTCACAAACACACAAATATCAACTACTTGGACGACAGGGTCAGGAACACTCGCGATAGACTGTAAAAACAAAAGTTACGGTACAGCTCCGTTAGTTTCAATAGATGCAGACGTTGCCATACTTTCTATATCAAATTTACCAAGCGGGGGTCAGGTTGTAGTACCTTTACTAGCATCCGGTGGAGATCGAAAAGTTTTGAAAACCATCACAGCAGGTATTGATTACATTGCATTTACGACCGATGTTTCCATATCCTCAGGAAGTCATGGTCTTTTGACCGTATCAAAAATAGGTGCATCAGGTGCGGAAAAAATATACATGAATGCAATCTCGTTTACAGCAGCTTAATTTCTTTTTTTAGAATCTTTCATATTATATTATACATGGGCTTAAAAATAAAAAACCTTAGTATAATATAATAAATATGTCTGGTGGTATTGCCCAACTCGTTGCAATTGGTGCCCAAGATGCGCACCTCGTCGGTCAACCCGAAGTTTCTTTTTTTAGATCTAATTACAAACGTCACACAAACTTTGCCCAAACTGTCGAAAGACAAGTTGTCCAGGGCAACCCTGCCACTGGTGGTATGTCCACCATCAGGTTTGAGCGTAAAGGTGATATGCTCGGATACGTCTATGTTTCGAGCAGAGCAAACGCAACAGCGAACTTGAAAGACTATGTCAGCAAAGTTGAACTTTTGATCGGTGGGCAAGTCATCGACACACAAGAATCTGAATTTATGACTGATCTTGCGCCAGTTGTGATGAACCAAACGAACTCTAAACAAGCCTATGACGCGACTGCACATTATCATGTCCCACTCAGGTTTTCGTTTTGCGAAAACGCCCAATCCGCGCTCCCATTGATCGCCCTTCAGTACCACGATGTTGAATTGAGAATTACGTGGGGTTCATTGACCGCAACAGATATGGAAGTGTACGCACAATTCATCCACCTCGATACTGATGAACGAACGTCTATGTCGTCTACACCACAAAATATGATCGTTACACAAACCCAAAAAGCTATTGCTTCCAAATCGGGTACACAAGAACTCAGCTTCAACCACCCAATGAAGTATTTGGTCGCCAAAAATACAACTGGTGCTCTCACGACTGCTAGGATGAAATTGCAAATTAACGGTACGGACGTTTCCGATGCCAAGTCTGTCAGACCACACTTTACGTACACACCAGTTTACTACCATACACAAAACGCCACGGCGAGTAACGATGTTATATTGGTTCCATTCTGTCTCGACACGTCCAAGCTCCAACCAACCGGGTCGCTCAATTTCAGTAGACTCGATTCCGCGAGACTCGTTGTTGAAGGTGATACGTTCGAAGACAATGTCTATGGTGTCAACTACAACATCCTCCGTATTGAAAACGGTATGGGTGGTTTGATGTACTCGAACTAAATTATTTTTTATAGCCACTTATTATAAATGTTCTGGCAATTAGTTTTTCTTACAGCTTTCATTTTTATCATTACATATGATCCTAAATCCGGAACTTTGAATCATCTCGTCGACTCTAAACAACAAGAACCCGAAAAAAACGCGGAGTGTAAAGAGGGACATTACCAGGAGATTCAATTTGCTCAAATGGGATACGACTGTCCAAAAGAAAACGGTGTACACATGGGCGCGATTATACGAACTTAAAAACTTGATTATATAATTTAATACATTATGTTTACATTTGATCGAGATACTGCTATGATAGTCGCTATTATTATGTGTATAGCTGCTTCAGTTTACATGTATAGAGAACTCAAAACTACAAAAGAAGAAATGGAAGGTGTCAAGGGTATGAATGGAAAAATGGCTTCATTTTTATCAAGAGTCAGGCCAATACAAATTCCACAAACGAGTTCGTTAAACGAACCAGTTACGCCAAAAAATGTCACTTTTAAGACAGAAAACGAAACCCAAGTGGAGGATGAATCTGAAGAAAATCAAGAAAGTGAAGAAGATTCTTCAGAATAATCATCTCGCTCAATTATAACTTGCAAATGCGCAATGAAAAAATACAAAGCAATTGCAGTACCCGTAACGTTTACTGGTTCTAAACCAAAGTTCCTCACTGTCCGAGACCGACGATTCAAAGATTGGATTTTCGTTACCGGAGGGTGTAGAAGAAAAGAAATACCAAACCCGATTAGATGTGCCCTACGAGAATTGGAAGAAGAGACCAGAGGAGTTGTAAATCTCAAGAAAGGTGAATATACCGAATTCAAGTTTGTGGTAAAGGAAAGTCCGGGTGTAGACTTAGAATATAACGTGTTCATATTTTTTGTAAATTATACACATCAGGAACAAATAGATCTCGTTAAGAAGTTTAACGATGAAAAACAAAAAACAAATTTAAAAAAAATACAAAAATTACCCATTAAAAGAACATTCGATGAAAATGATTATATGAATTTTGAAACGTTATCTGAATTCAATACGAAAAAACAGTGGGATAGGATCGTTAAAAATGTACTCCAAAACCCAGAATTTTATGCGTGTGTTACTTCAGTCAATAGAAAAACCTTCTCTATTAAATAATGAAGTCCAAGTCTTATATATTATCACAAATAAAGAATTTGTTAATTGAACGACATGGGTATACAGAAACTAAGGCGGAAAGGTATATCGAGGTCCATGTTAATGATAAAGTTTATGAACTTTTAGTACTTAAAAAATCTTTATCAGAACAGGAACAGTACCCAGAAATATCGGTTATGAAAACAATATGGAGGCATCACTATGATAGTGATGAATGAATATAAAAAATAAAAACTAGTAATTGGTAAGTGTACATCATGTTTAAACAATGGTGTAAAGAACAGGGGTTCTTAAACAACTCCAATGTATCACATGTGCTTATGGACGGTGGTGTCCTATCAGTGCCATTTGATAGATTGAACGACTTTTATGAAAAATGTGTAGAAGCTTATACTTTACGAGAGAGAATTTTTGTCGTCGAACAAAAAACAGAAAATTATAATTTTTTTGTAGATCTCGATTATAAAGATGAAACTGAATTAACCGTCACACAAATAGAGAGTATATGTAAAATTATTTGTGATAAAGTTAATAAATTCGAAGGTGCAGGTAATGCCTTAATATCTATAGCGGAACCAAAGAAAGTTTCTGGTAAATTAATAAAAACAGGTGTGCATATAAACTGGGAAGGTTTCACTGTAAATAGATCTTCAGCAATAGCTATAAGAGAACATATTATAGATACTCTAAAATTGGTATATGGTTCAGTTAATTGGGACGATGTTGTTGATTCAGCTGTATATGGTAGTTCTGATAGAAAAACACAAGGGAGTGGTTTTAGAATGCCTTTTTCACATAAACGTGCTAAACATGAAGAATGTTATGGCAAGGGTTGTAAAGAATGCAATCACACGGGTAAAGTTAGTCAGGGTGAATATTTACCATGTTTTGTTTATAAAGGTGGTAAAAAGGGACCTTTCACTTTACTTGAACCTATATTACCACACCCAGATATTAAACTTTTATACATGTCAACTATACGTAGCCAAAGTAAAGAACCGAATATTATAGAAGGTAAAACAAACTTTCAAGGAAAAGGAACATCTTTTACACACGCAGAAATAAAAAATGAATTTAAAGATCAAGAAGTTATATGTCTTTTACAAAACTTTGTAAATAAACATATCGAAGGGCAGACAACTGCGCGTATTACCAAAATGTTTGAATCAAATGGTAACTTTTTGGTATCAACAAATTCCTTTTATTGTGAAAATAAAAAATGTAACCATAACTCTAATCATGTATGGTTTCATATACTAGGAGAAACGATCACACAAAAGTGTTTTTCTACTACCGAAATAATGAGACATTTTGGATTTTGTAAAAATTTTACGGGTAAAAGACATAAATTGCCTTCTAAAATTACAGACCAATTATACAAGGACGGGATTGTTAAAAAGCATGTAAAACCTTCTAAACAAGATTTTTTTGGTAAAAATGTTGAAAAAACAGAAACGAGTGATTATGATTCAGATACAAAGGGAATATTCTCCAATTTCATTAACAAGTATATGATTAAAACTGGAAGCATACACGTATCCAGGATAGAACTAAATAAACCAAAGACCAAGAAAAATAAGTTTAACGAGTATTCTATTCATACTACTTATACGTGTACAAATTGTAACACAAATAATGTTATTTTTACTGTCATAAACAAGAAAATAAAACAGGTGTGTAAATGTACAAACCGCGAACATTTTCTCCCGGAAAAAATAGTAACTAAATTATAGAACACAATGATATCTGTTATTGTTTTAGTAGTCGTAATATACTTCGCATCATCTCTAATAACCGCGAAACAAAATAACGTAATAGAAATTAATAAACTTATACGAAAATCTTATAAATATTCAGGACTAAACCCATCTATACATAATGAATTTATAGAAAATATCAAAATGGCTCTAGAATATAAATCAAACACAATTCTATCTAAAAAACTCTTGAATAGATCACTTATAAATCTAGATGAAATCGCACTCAGCTCGGTTTCAGGGGATACGAACCTTTTAGAAGATATAGACACTATTATTAGTGATTTAAAAACGAATTTTAACGAGTTATATACGAATTTACAGGAAGAAAGTGAGTAAAATACTTAAAGGAAATGTGTATATATTAATTATATAATGGTCTTAACTGTAAAAACACGTTCAGGGAGAGTTTCAAAAGCACCAGTGCGACTGGAATTGTTTGAAGATGTAGAAGATGATTATAAACAAGATGAATACGATACGGACGAGGATTTGTTAAATTCTGATGATGAGGATTTTCTTAGTGATGATGATATTGAAAATGATGAAAGTGATGAAGATGCTGATGATAATGGAAATTTAAAAGGGTTTGTTGTTGATGATACTGATGAAGATGAAGAATATTCCGAAGAAGAAGAAGAAGAGGAAGAAGAATAAGTGAGTAATAACGAGCTTAAAAAAATAGATACTTTTTTTATATATGGAAGCTGAAGTTGGTACACCAATTGAGTATAATCCAGAAGAATTCATAAATAAAAGTAGTAATAATTTCGATGAACCGGATGAACCGGATGTTGATGAAGAATATTATCAACCACCCCCACAACAACCTGTTTATTATAACCCACCACCTCAGCAGGTGGTAAAGAATGATATATTCGAAAATATAGATAAGACGGGGTATGTTATAATTTTTGTAGCATTTCTATTAGGGTTTTTCATGGGTAAAACTATGCAGCCTGTAATACTCAGACCGGGATAAACGATTTACCACCTATCCAATTGTATTGGGAAGGTGTTTGTTGACCAGTAAATGTACCTATTTTACCTGTTACTGGTTCAGTAAAATATGATCTACTTACGATAAGTGGGTCTTTAGACATGTCTTTAGCAACTTGTGATGGTGTAATTTCTTCACTATTACCACCTCCGCCACCCGTTTTACTTTTTTGATCTTTATACACTCTAAAAAATAAAACAATAGATATCGATACGATAAGAATGGTGATTATGTTTAATATAATACTCAACATACTTACTTTTAAATAACAATTTTAATTTACGCTTCTTCTGGATCTTCATTTTCCTTATTTTTTGATGTTACTTCCTCTTCTTCACCAGTATCATCACTTTCCTTAATCTGTGCATCTTCCGAATTCTCAATTTGAGATTTTTTAGCTTCTTCGGCCGCTACAATATCAGCTCGGGATTTTTCATCGTCAAACTTTTGCATAGCTTCTACCGAACCAAACCCTCTTTCAGTTGCTTCCTTTTCCAACGCATTCTTTAAATCCAATTCTCTCTTTTCACGCACAGCTTCCTTTTCCTTCTCAACGATTGCATCCGCCTCCTTCACAAGATCTTCCATGTCAGCATCAGGGTTTTCCTTCTGAAGACGTTCCAAAACTTCACCGGGGTGACTAATGGGAGCCTCGTCGGGTTTCGTGTAAAACCTTGAATTTTCATCACCTCCTTTATGGTATACATCAGATCCCGGTGCCTTAACAGCCATCATATCCTTCTTACGTTCGGCAAACATTTGTGCGGCTTGAGCTTGATTTTCTCTGTATCCCAACATCAACTCTTCTAACTTTTCATCTGCATAATGCGCGTCTTCAATTTGAACCGGGTCAGGTGGAATTAACAACCATTTATACATATCGACGACATAAATATCAAAAGTTGCATCCTCTTTTTGAAGACGTTTCGCGTGAGACGCAGCTTCATCCTTAGAATTAAATGCGCCCCTGATCTTAATTCCAAACTTATCGTTCTTTTGTGGTGCTTCAGGTCCTACAACAGAAAGGCATGCATATAATTGACCAGGTACGGTCGTGTAATCTTGTTCAAGTGTTGACATTGTTTTATATATTTATTTAGTACCTTTTTTTTAAGCTCCTTTTTACTTAGGTTTCGTATTTATACAATTCGTATTTTAAATGGTGTATTATAATTTTTAATTTTTGTTAGTTTTTATCACGGTTTTAAACCTAAATGACGTAAATTTTCTAGGGCTAATTTTTCTGTACCCCCTTAGAGCGATTTAAATGCCTTTTTGAAAATTTTTTGAACTCGGTTCTCATAAGGACCACACTTTTTTAAAAAAACATGACTTTCATGCACCCATTGTATTATAATAGAAAATATAGTGTTTAAATCCCTTTAAGGGGGTACAGAAAAAATAGCCATAAAAAAATAGACATATTTTACATATGATTTCAACCTAAGATAATACAATTTAAAAGTAAAATCAAAATCAAATCAAAATCAAATCAAAAATGGTACCTGAATCTTACATTAAAAAGAATGACGAAATCAAGGCGGTTCGTGAATTAGAAGAAAATTTAAACAGAGACGTTGTCGATATTATTACAAAAAAAGTAAAAGAATCAAACAGGCTTGAATATGAAAACGAGTGTAGAAAACATAAAAATTTTGCATCATGTACAAAATGGTTTAATATATTCAAAACTACATATTGGGGCGGTTTTCCTATTAGAGAGAATAGACTATTACCAGATTCTGAAGTTATACTAAACCGTAACAACTTTGGCAATACTATGAAATCTGGTCGAAACCGTAGTGATTTCGAATTTCATGAAAATGCAGACTTCGAACAAAGTACATACGGATTGGACCACAGAGAAGAATATATAGGTAAAGATGGTATAAAGTATCAAGTGTGTTCTCAACATCCGCATAATTTGAGATTGAACGAAGACCAAATGAAATTGGAAGGGTGGACAAAAATAGATCCATTATATGAGTCCACTCAAGATACTTACATTAGGGAATTTAACAAAAGTAAAATCAGGTGTAAACAAAATTTACGAAAAATGTACGCTGAAAAAAATAAATACGTTTTATCAAGTAAACAATTGAAAAAAATAAATGATAAAATTAAAGAATTTGAGGAATTATTGGGATATGATTATAATAATTTTATTAACTCGATTAAAAAATAAATATTTTAAATATTATACCTTAATAAATGGTTATTCAAAAAGAATGTGTAATAAACCTTAGTAACTCCATTTAAAAAAGAAAACCCATTACAGATAAATGGAGGAGATACGAAAGTACCATAACGAGTCTAAGCGTCTCCTCATCCAATCGGCTACCCGCGAAGGCGACAGTATTTTGGATGTAGGATG